GCAAGTATCGCTGGTCCATAAAGTAGATTTTCCATTACACACCATAGTAGACGAGTTCATAAATGTCTTCCCAATCGAATGCACGTGGGCAGTCACGATAATCCTGATTGTGTGGATGGTCAACAAGGATACTACGAAGGCCTACCGCAGTACCAGCTGTGGCATTTTCAGGTTTATCTTCGATCCACCAGTAGTTGGTGCCACGGTATGGTTCAAGGGCTTCGTCTTTATCATCACCACAACCAAGGATTGTAAATCGTGAGAATGTATTTTCACCAAACAATGCTTTGAGGTTCATGATACGTAGCTTTTGAGCATATGGATCGGTATGCATACTCGTGATAGCATGGAACGTATAACCGTGCTTTTCGTGAAGAAGTTTGACGTAATAAACAGAATCACGAAGAGCGTCGATATACCCAACACGAGCAGACTGATTAAAGTAGTTAACAAGCTTCTTGGCTTCAGCCCGGTCGATGCCGAACTTGTCATGAATATTATAGTACGAATCTGCACTACTCACAGCCACGTAACCGCGGTCACGCATCCAGCTCATAAACGCTGGGGCCCAATCAAGGATGACGCCATCACAGTCAGTTAAAATTATCTTACTCATATTATACTCCATCAAACCATTGTGCATATGTGCATTCACTATCTAAGATATACGACTCAACATCTTCAGCCGAAACATTGTACTCATCACACACTTCGACGTACTTGGCGCTACCGCTGACAAGTCCCTCGATTCGAATCTGATCACCAGCGGACTGGATATCTGATTCATACTGTCGTTCACTTTTGTTTATCATATATACAGTATACTACAAAAGGGCCACGTTGTACATAGCCCTTTCGCATTTTTTTTACATTTTTTGCAACTAAAATAGTTCACCTTGACCAACGTCATTTTCACGTGGACCAATCTCAGGTAGGCGACCATGGTTACCTTCGTGACATGGTGCAGTCCAGCCTTCAGGTTTTACGAGGTCAGGTAGACCAAGTGGGTTAGGCCTTGACTCTTTGACACCGACCTCTTTGGCCATATTGGCGTTGTTAACCTGCTGCCACGCTTCGTCGGCATTAACACCGAAGATATCAAGTGTACCGATCGCCACAACACAAAGGTCTATCAAAGCGTCAACCACCTCTTCTGAGTCACCAGTATCTGAGGCCTTGACCAACTCGGTAAACTCTTCTTCGATAAACCGTACGCGGAAGTCAAGTAATGCCCGTAGCTTTTCAGAATCAAATGACTCAGTAGCCTGATGGACACCATAGTGGCGATGCATATAATTGATATTCGACACCCAATCTGAGGATTTTGTGAAGAAGTTGGGATCTTGATTCATTGGTTTCATAGTATATCCTTATGATAATTATTTATAGCTTATACAAAAAAGTCTTCGAGGGATGAGCTCTTTTCGATAGACCAACCAAGAGCATCGACGATAGGAACTAGAACATCAACAAAGGTCTTCTGGAACTGAGTGTCATAGTCGATATAGTCTTCAAGTTCGAGTTCACGCGGAAGGAAGGCGGGGAAACCGACAACGTTACCGTGAGTTGGATTTGGCATACGAAGGTAGAGGTATTTGAGTTTGTCACCGTCGCCAATAAGCTCATGTTGTTTCTCGAGGCCTTTGGTCTTGATCAGGTTGTTATACACGATGGCGGCACGTGAGTTCTGAGGAGTACCTTTCTTGTAACCGCCATCACGTGTCATATATTTACGGATCTCAGAGACGCCACGAGGAGCGGCAAGTTCTTCGGGTGGAAGAGCCATATACTCATCTCGACGTGCTTGAATGTAATCTTGAAGGGCAGTCTCACCCTCCTCGATAATTACCTTGAAAGAGTTCTTAAGCCAACCACGACACACTTGAGGTGTTGAAGACTTAACTGCCTCGATACCCATGATCTTGAGCTTAGGCTGTGCGTATTGAACACCTTCCGAGTTATGGACGTTGAGGACGTATCGCTTCTTAGCAGTCCAGAAACCTTTGTCCGCAATGACCTCACGTTCCATAACAAGACGCGGGACATAGCAGTTAAGTTGATTAAAGAGGCGGTCGTAACCCTTGACGATAGCTGGAATGATAACTGTCTCGGATACCTTGTCAAGATATGTAATAGGATCCTTAACCTTCGGCGTAATAAAGTCAGAAAGGTTGACATAGTTAGAGTCAGTATCGATAGCAATGACGCGGTCTTTGTCGTCGTTAAAACCTTTCTGAAGGATATTATTGATAGACTGCTCGGACTGACGAATAGCCAACTGGCCAGACAGTGTGATACCCTCGGCGATACGTAGATCAAAGTAACGGAAGTATCGGTTAGACATAGCACCATAAAGAGAGTTGAGTAGAATCTTGACAGTCATCTGTGCGTTATTAAGTCGGGCAACACGCTTTTCCATCTTGTACAGATCGCCTTTGTCACACGACTCTTTGGCCTGCTGTGCCTCGAGCATCTGCTTTTTGATGGCCTTACGTTCGGCATAGTAGTCAATAATAATCTCAGGAATGATGCCTTGTTTATCACGGCGGAACTGAGCACCATTGGCAGCGACACAATACTGACTATCAACCTTGAACTCAGGATCAAGGCAGATATCAGGATTAAGGTCACCATACATACCATCGATGATAGTCTCAGGCGACATGTTCCACTGGACAATGATGTTAGGATATAGAGAGTTAAGGTCGTATGAGGTAACCCAGTCGTGCATACCGACCTGAGGAGGTTTGACGTAACCACCCGCAAACGAGGCCTTGACGTTCTCTTTCGACGGAGGTACAACAACATTACGTTGAGCCAGCTTACGATAGATGATAGTATCCCATATACGAGTCGTACCGAAACAGTCGATATAGTTTACCCCGGCTTTGTATGCGGTGGTCATGACGAGGTCGATCAGGCCCATCTTATCCTCGAGCTTCTCGACGAGCCACGTATCCTTGATGTTGTATGCAAGGTAACGAGCAGGATCTTGGTCACGTAGACCATGAAGACCGGCTTGAGCATCATAGTCAAGTTTATTCTCACCAAGTACAACCGAGGCAATGTGATCGAGACGATATGACTCCTGTGAACCATATGAGTAACCAAACTTAATGAAGGCCTTCATATAGTCGACCTGGGCAATACCGTCGATTGTATAGAATGTTTGCTTACGACCTCGAAACTCAACCTCTTTCTCACGGACTAGACCCCAAGGTGACCAGTCTTTAACGCGTTCTGAGCCAAGGATCTTAGCAGTACGGTTGATGAAGTATGGTACGTCAAAACCTTCGATGTTCCATCCGGTAATAATATCCGGACTGTTTTGTTCCTCGTTCCACCAACGAAGTATGGCCGACAACATGAGGTATTCTGAGTCAAACTTACGTACGTGAATATTACCACGTTCGATACCTTTCTCAAGGAGAGGCTCCATCTCGACAGGACCTTCGACTGTAGTGAAGAGACTGTACATGCCAGACCGTGATGACTTGAAACATACAGCATCGATAGGGTGAGCAGCCTCTTCAGGATGTGGGAATCCGTCGGTTGAATACACCTCGATGTCGAAGTACATGATGTTGACAAGGTCGGGGTTAAACTCGACACGATCACCCGGAAACTTCTCGTTGATAAACTGAGCACCAAAGTCTTGCGTGCCGTAGATCTGCGCGTTTGGTATGTTGGAATACTGTTTGATATAGTCACGGGCTTCGGTCATACTGTTGAAGTCGACACGAGCAACCTTACGGCCATCGAGGGCCATAGTATCGCCTTTGATGCTTGGCATATAAAGATGCGGCTTGAACGGAATCTTCTCCTGAACACGAAGACCATTCTTGTAACCACGGTATAGGATATTTTTACCGTAACGAACTACGGATGTATAGAACTCATTGGACATAGATTACCTTTTTCATCATATAGTTTATAGTATCACACATCTACGTTATTGTACACAGTTAATTTGCACACTCCAATACCTTTTACAAAAAGGTGTTGAGGTCAAGGACGAATCCCTGACCCCTTACTCTGACGAGTCACTTCGATGATATTATATTACGAATTACCAATACGATACTTTGGAACTAGTTCCCAGTCTCGCTTAGCTTTATGTGATATAATTTTGATTGAACGCATAGGCGCTCGCTCATCCTTCGCAGGATACCCATTCATTAACTCACATAGGCCCCAATCAGCTAACAAAGTAGCGATTGTGTTACGCCGGAACAGATCTTCTTCCGAGAAGTTTGCAGACTTCCCATCTAGCATGAAAAGTTCCTTAAAGTGACAAATAAAATATCGTCCCTGTTTATGTAAGATATGGCATGATTGATACAGCTTACGCGTATTTTTAGATGATATGCCAATCCGAGTGAGGGTCTCTTTTACTTTGAGGAAGTCATCGGGTTCGTTCAGAGTAATCTCTAACATGTCCTTGGGGGACCATTCAATTCGATCGTCGATCATTTTTTTTTGCTTTCTTACGACTAAAGCCACCCCGATCGATCATCTCTGAAATGGCCTTTATGTCTTCGTCTGATAGTATATTGCTATACTCCTTAGCTTTTTGCATTGAACAGTTATAGTATTCAGTTATAACCGTCAACGTTTGATCTTCACTGCTCTTGAACCACTTTGAATATCTCTTTTTCTTTCTGATCGAGGACCTCAAAAAGTCATACTGTAACCGACTGTCGGTATGGTGGTGTATATTCATCAAATTAGCATGTAGAACCGTGTCTGGGAAATAAGATAAACCGCGGTTGACCATAAAAGCAGAGTATGCTTTCTCGTCATCAGCCGTGGACATAATATCCCCATTACCATTATTTATATTATTTAAGTAATCAAATAACATATTTTTACTCAGCTGACAACATTGTCAGTCGCCTTTCTACACAGTTTTGACATAATATTAGAATAATATTTCTTACTTCCATTTGATACCACCCATAACTTCAGTGAGACAAGCCACCAAGTTGAGTTCGTGATCAGCCACAAAGGCATTTTTGTAATCATACTCAGCCAATATGAGAATCAGTTGTGGTGTTGACTCAGGCTCAACGTACGTACTCATGGTATCATACAGCTTACGCATCACAGTCACAGGGCTGAGGTCGATGTTTTGAGACACCCACTTACGCATGGTCTTAAACTGTTTGGTACGGAGTGCGTTGATGAGCACCTCGAAGTTCTCAAGTTCCATGTTGGCAAGGATACCCTCATCGATCTGACCGGATGCAGAGTACCTTTGGCATTCGTTAAGGCAACGTCGCCAGTCAGGTGCGTGCTTCTGAATCAGAGCAGCGACAGTCTTCTTGTCATATGGAATTGTGTTCTCATCGAGGACATTTGTCAGACGCTTAAAGAACTGCGCGCACAGCTGAGGAAGACCCTTACTGTCATACGTAAAGTCATAGACTGCACACCGAGAGTGGAGTGGGTCAATGATCTTGTTCTTAAAGTTACACGTAAGAATAAACCGACAGTTGTTGTGGAACTCTTCCATAAAACCACGAAGGGCTGGTTGAGTTGACTGTGGGTTTAGATAATCGGCCTCATCAAGGATGACGACCTTCATACCACCGGCCAGAGAAACGGTGGATGCAAATTGACGTATCTTGTTACGGAGTGTTTCGATATTACGTTCATCGGATCCGTTGATAAAGATATAGTCAAGGTTGAGTTCGTTGCACAAGGCACGGGCCAAAGTAGTTTTACCTAGACCCGCAGAGCCTGACAAGATCATGTTAGGGATCTCGCCATTGTTGACCATGCCTTGGAACGTTTTCTTTAGGGCCGCTGGGAGGATAGTGTCAGCGACGGTTGCCGGGCGATACCGCTCGACCCATAGTTCATTCATCATTATATGTGTCTTTCACAAAGAGAGGTTTATCGTTCAACAGCAATCCAGTAACGCATGTTTTCAGCTGCGTTATCGAAGAGTGTAATACCTGCCTTTGCATAAGTCACTTCATAGTCACCTTTTACCAACTTGAGGTTATCAATATCGAGGACGAACTTAACGTCTTCGGTTTGAGTTGCACCTTCGATAGTCAGAGAGAACGATGCTGCAGTAGCGTTTGCTGGATCGCAGACCCGAGCAGTGACGACACCGTCAGTCGATGAGATTTGTACCTTCTTGTGACCAAATACAGATGATGCCTTTTTCAGTTGGCCGAGCTCGGCCTGTGTGATGTTGAACTTAAGTTCTTCACCTGGCATTGTGATCGATACAACAGAGACGTTAAGAGTCTCACGACGTGAGAAGAAGTACTCAATGGATCCAGAATCACCATTTATCGAAACAGACTTTTCAGAGAAGTCTAGGTTGGCGTTATCACCGACCAGGCCGAGAGCCGTAAGAAACTCGTTAAGGTCGTAGATACCGTACTTACTAAAGTCAACCGGAAAGACTTCTGCGTCACCCGTATACTGAGCGACAATCGATTTAGTAGGTGAAATCGTACCGAGTGGTTTATCAGACTCGTATACGAAGTTTGGGTTAATAGACGCAAAGTTGGTAAGTACACCGATCACGTCTTGAGATAGTTGGGTCATTATATAGTAGCTCCATTGTTATTCAACTATAATTATATCATATCACGTTTTGGAGGGTTTGTACACCATAAAGTGCAAAAAGAGGGAACCTTTTTTGTCCCCTCTTCCCGACTCGGTACGAGTAAAGGTGTTACACTGGATATTATCCGCTTGGTCCCCATGGATAATATCGTTTTCCGTCAACTCCGTTATATTTCAATTCACAATAATGTCAGTTCAATTCAGGACGATACATAAAAATGTTCAGCCAATAGTGAGGTAATAATATAGGGAGGAGTCCGATCCTTGGTTGGGGTATAACACTTTTAGTAATCGATCATCTGCTATTAATGACCGATTGTATTTATTTATACAATCACGATAGTCACTTGTATTAATATAGACAATTTTATTGTCCAATTGTGACATTTTTATTCTTATACCTATCAGGTTGAGACGTATTAATCCTCATAACAGACACTAAAGTTATTAATCTTCTTGAAGTTCAGCTTACGTGGGAACTTAGAGTCTAACATATCTTTCTTGTGAGATATAACAAACACGTTAGTACCCTCTTCAAGAGTGTCAAGGATCTTGAGTAGGTTGTCAACGCCATCAGTATCGAGACTAGAATCGAATGTCTCATCAAGGATAAGTAGGTTGGTTGACATCGAGTTCTTCATAGCTGCAATCTGTCGCCATGTGAAGAGTAATGCCAAATCGATTCTTGACTTCTCACCTTCTGAGAATGACGAGTAAGAGAATATGTCTCTATGTCTTGACTTGATAATCTCCTTGAAGTTCTCATCAAGAGTGAACTGTACGAAGAAGTCGAGAACTTGTAAGTACTCATTGATCAGTTTGTTAATGACTGGTCTGTACTTACGAATGATTTTCGTCTTGATACCGGTGTCTTTTAACATCTCGAACTTCAGAGCGTTATAGTTCATCTGTTCATTGATGTCACGTATTTCAAGGTTGATGTCTTCTTGATCAGCCTCATAGCCACGAAGGTCACGAGTAGCAGCTTTAACGTCACCACCCTTCTCTTGAAGGTTAGCAATGTCTTGATTCAACCCGTTGATACGACGAGTAATGATACGCATCTCTTCTTGATAGCTACGTAGTTTGTTCTCTTCTTCAACGATCTTAGTACGTACTGCATTTAACTTATCCATGTTACCTGCAATAACATCAATGGTACCACCGATGTTGGTCTTCTGATTAGTCAACTCTTCGATACAATCGTGGTGGCGTTTGATCTCAGATTTAGATAGCTCAGGCTCAACGGTTTGAGTACAGATAGGACACGTATCGTTTTGCTCAAAGAACTTAATAGTCTTCTTCGATGTCTTGATTTCGCCGTCGAGGCCTGAAAGCGTCTTGCGTTCAGCGTCCATTTTGTTTTGAAGTGAGTCCATACGACGTACATATTCATCGTTACCAGCATCAACTCTCTTTTGTATCTTGGCAACTGATGCGTCATAGTTATCATGATCGATAAACAGTTTGTCGATCTCAGCTCTCTTCTCGTCAATCAGACCTTTATTAAGTTGCTCAAGGTCGTGAATGTACTTCTTTTGAACATTGATCTTGTTACGTATCACCTCTAACTTGGTAGTATTATCACGATGTTGTTCTTTCAGAATACTATGTGACTCACGTAGCAGTTGGTTCATCTTGGTAAAGATATCTATATCAAGTAGATTCTCGATGATCTGGCGTCTCTGACCAGTAGGTAACTGCATAAACGGAACGAACGATGACGATCCAAGAACAACCACTTGGTTAAATGACTTGTAGTTAAGGCGCAGGATGGTCTGTTCAAGGTGGACCTGATAATCACGAACCGAAGCAGCTTGATTAATGAGGTTACCGTTGTGATAAATCTCAAAGATACCTGGTTTATGACCACGAATAACTTTATAGTCATTACGGCCGATCGTAAACTCGATCTCAACCACAAGACCCTTTTCATTGATCGAGTTAATAAGTTGCGGTTTATTAATATTACGGTGAGGTTTGTTGAACAGTACATAGTTCAACGCATCAAGCATAGTAGACTTACCAGCACCGTTTTCACCTACGATAAGGGTCTTCGGTGACTTAAGGAAATTGATCTCGGTAAAATTGTCACCTGTCGATAAGAAGTTCTTCCATCGTAGGGTCTTAAACACAATTGACATATTAATCATCCAGTAGTTCGCTTAACTTCATAATGGTATTGTTAACGTCGGTCTCCCGATCGGTCTTTGGCTCTGACTCTTCCATAAGAAGATCCTCAAGGACAAACATGAGGTCACAAATGGCATGGGCCAGAGTAGGACAACCCGACTCTTCGTCGACCATTGTACCAGTCTGAAACTCGTTAATATGACGCAGTGCAGCATCAAGGTAACGACCTTGTAGATTATCGAGCTTACGCCAATTGTCAGGTGCATACTTTTGTGCCCCAAATGTAAGGACCTTAGCTGTTTCACGCAATGCTCTAGGCGGTACTAGACTCATCATAGGTTTTCCTCCGTCATATTTGACGCCTGACTTAAAGTTGTTCTGCATGGAGTGCCTCATTATATAGTTCTTTTAGTTGGGTCTTAAGTAGGTCACGATCAAGTAGAGTGTCGATCGCATCCACATATTGTGATATCAACTCGCTTGTCTCTTCGAAATGTGTATACTCGTCGTCATCAGTCACCTTAACACCTTCGAATGACTCTACGATTTTGAGGTCGTATACCTTACGTAGCTGGACATTGGCGATAAAGTCTTCAAACTGATGACGATCAGTTTTGTTTGCAACCACAACCTTGACGAACTGTCTATCGAAGATACTATAGTCAAAGTCAGCATATTCGAAGGATTCGTCGTCATAGGTTACTTTGGTAAACAACGTGAGTGGATTATTTACTGCTGTCAATTGACCGTCTTCAAGGTCAAGAATGTGGAAGTACTTAGGGTCCTCACAGTCAGCCCAGGTGAATTCCATTTGCGATCCGAGGTACATGATATGACCATTAGACGACTTCGTATGGAAGTGACCAGAGTACACCGAGTCAAACTTGCCGAATGGCTTCATATCCATACCTTCATGACAGATAGCACCACGATACATCTCGAAGCCACAGAACTCGAAGTGACCTAAACAGATCTTGGCATCGGTTTGTTCGATACATTTGAGGGTATAGTGTTCATTCTCACTGTTGATCCATGGAAGCATAAGGATCTTCTGATCGGTCTCACTAAACTTCAGTTCGGTTGGCTTCATGTGAATATTAACCACATCGTCAAAGCCAATCATCAGCTCACTGAGGGAACATAGGTCGTTTGTATTACGATACGTGACGTCATGGTTACCTGGAATTATGTCCATAGTAATATTGTACTCACGCAACTTCTCAAGGAAGTGAGTACGATTAGCATTTAGGACCTTGAAGTTTACAAACTTACGATGTTCATAGTAGTCACCGAGGTGTAGGATACGATCGATACCGTGTTCACGAAGGTACGGAAAGAATATGTCAGTATAGAAACGCTCTTGATAGCCGATAAAGATACCCGACGAGTTACGAGCACCGGCATGAGTATCGTTGAGAATAGCAACACGTGTCATTTGGCAAACTTCTCCAGACCTTTGGCCTTTTCAACCTTAGGTTTTGGTTCTTCTTTTTTTGGCTGTGGTACTGCGTTCTCCCATGGAGCTCGTACCTCGTCAAGATATTCTAGGACTTTGTTAGTGTCACCGTACTCAGTTGATGCACCAATCTCGATTGCGGTCTTCTCGATAAACCGAAGCTTCTTACGTAACTCTTTGTTATGACGTTCAACGGTACGAAGGAACGAGTAATAACAAATCTGGGTAAAGTACGCAAACGCATTTGGTTTACCAGTACGTGTTGATGCATCGATATTGTAATTACGTATACGCTTGAGACAGTCTTCAATCGCATCCATCGCCAGTTCTTCTTTGTAGGTACGACGTATAAATTTACGAGTGTATGTTAGTCCGGTTGCAATCTTGTAAAAACACTCACCGATATAGTTAGTGACAGGTGGTACGTCTTCACCACACTCTTCAGCTTCGCGGCAGGCCATAACGTACTCATGGACTGCTTGGGTAAACTTAGCGTTATCGACGTAGTGCTCAGGCTTCTTTTTAGATCGTGCCATATTGTGATCCATGTATGTAAGTGTTCATCATAATATTATTATAACACGTTCTTAAAGTAATGTACACAGTTAATTAGCCTCTCCAGTCTTTCATACAAAACGGCTTACCAAATTCGTCTTTCATAAGCACCTCTCTGCCGGGAGTTGTTGGATCCTGGAAACAAAGTACGTATTCACCCGACTGGAATCCTGTGATTATCGCGGTTCCTACCATAATTAAAAGTATGCATAATGCAAGTTGCATTGTAATCACAAGAAAGCGGTATACCACATCCCATGATTCAGACGTATCGTAATTGACCTTACGACGATGGAAGAACATAATCGCGACTATAATCATCAATGCTGGAAGTACCATGAGCCCGAAAGCACCTCTGAATCCAGCAATCATTACATCCCATGTAGCTTTTGCGAGTTGGGATATAAGATGTCCAAGCGCTGCTAAGCCTACGATGGCGACTACCCATCCCATTAATTGTATCATATTTTTTTTCCTTGTGTATAACCTTATATACATTATACTACGAATTACCGTGTTTGTACACAGTTAATTGCGGTCTGGAGTATTACGAATTTGTAATAAAATAGTTGGGTAAAAACTGCGGTTTTTTGGCGCAAACTTGTATACATAATCGTGTAACGAACATAATCGTAAAGATACCTTCAAGACAACGTTAAATAACTACTGTTATTCTGGTTATTCAGTTACTTATCTCTGATACGGTCAGGGGTATAGTATATAGAGTTGGGGTAATAGAATAGAGTTACCATTGCAGGTGCACTTGATATAGCATCAAGGCACCTGAATTAGTATTTATAGTATTAGTTAGGTTTAGTATCAGGTGACCAATTAGAGAGATCTACAACGTTATCACCATCAGTGTCAGAGGAAGATTCAAAAAACCCGACGTCATTTTTAGGACCAAGTGCAGTCGATAACTGTTCCTGTAACTGTTCCATCATAACACCAAAGTCTGCATTCTCATCAATAGTTCCGTTTTGTGCAGCTTCAGCCACAACTTCTTCTCTAATACACCGGAAGTAATGAGCTCGAGAGTCTGCTGTCGTATTGGCAACTCCAATAACTCCTGCTGTCTGGAATACAAATGGTACTGAAGTATCTGCGTATGGACAGAACTGGGTTAGGAAGTACTCACCCTCTTTAAGATCCGCACAAACCGTAAATGGTCTCTCACAAATATATTGTCCGTACTCACCGAGTTCTCTTACGTACGTAATAATCTTTTCACCGGACGATAGAGTAAGGATCTTAATCATCCGCTCATCATATACTTCAGGCCATTCTTTTTTTTCAGTATCTTCACTCATATTCACGTTCCTATAATTTTATATCGTATATTTTATAACTTAGCTTTTCAGCACTAAACTGTTTGATTCTTTCGATCGAATGAACAAGCGCAAAGTTCTTACGCTTTTTCCATGAGAGGTCATCACATATGTCATACATGATCGTTTCTCGTCCATCTGTTGATTTACGTAACGCCCGGCCGAGGGACTGTAATACTTTAATTCTGCCTTTATGAGGTGTGGCAAATACCAGGTTATGCAAATTCTTTATATTTATACCTGTCGAGAATGTACCTATGGACGCAACAATGATCGCGTCTTGTTCTTTCTCAACCACGCCACGGATTTCGTTACGATATGCACCATCAATCTCACCGTGCACAAGGAAGACCTTACGTCTATCACCTGACTTCTCTTTGATCATATCATACAGAAGCTGTCCATGCTCTTTAAATCGAAACATCACCAAGGTATTGCCTTCTGTATTCAGCGCAAGCTTAGCTACAAACCGATTGCGCTTTTCATGTTTAGCAATATACTGTATCTCATCTGCGTATTTGAACTTAGCAAATCTGCGTTCTTCTTCAGGATATTGTAGCTTCATCACATTGATCTGAAGCTGTGCCAGGTTACCTTCGTCGATCTGTTCCTTCGTCGTGGTAGCCACAATTGTAGGGCCGAAGATACCTTCAAGAACCATCTCATGCACCTTTGAACCATCGAGGGTTCCGGTCGTCCCAATACGATACTGAGCATTAGTCATCTTGTCGAGGATGCCCTGGCATATCTTGGCCGAACACGTATGTGCTTCGTCACCAATAACACCGCCTACTTCCATCAACCATGTACGATCAAACTTAGCCAACGACTGCCATGTTGATACAATAACTTGCTGTGGTGCCTTCTTATCCTGCCCAGCAAAGATAGGGTAACACATATCCCCGACCGCGAACTCTTCGTCAAGAGCGGCATAATCCTCAAAGTCACTGATCAATTGGTGGGTCAACGTAGTCGTAGGAACGATAATGACAAACCTTTCACCGTCCATACAGTGAAGTACCCATCTCATGATCATGTACATGATAAGAGACTTGCCTGTTCCAGTCGGTGACAGTATTAGCTGTCTATAGTTTTTGATTGCACTATATGCAGACTGGATCTGATAATTACGCGGCTCAATACGTTTACCGTCGGCTGAAAGATTTAGGCCTTGAACGAAGGCGTAGAACTCGTCATACGAGACATTGTCCGCAGATCCTACTGTGCCAAAATAACTGTTATTCTCAAGGGCGATGGTGTATTGCCGGGACTTATTAGCCGCGAATTCCTGTATAGCATGGTACAAACCAGCTGGTAACGTCTGCGTTCTCATATCGAACAAACGAATCTTACCGTCCCACATGCCGGACTTGTATGCCGGCATGTACTTATAACCCTGAGCATAAAACGAGAAATGTTCTTGCAGTTCGTGTAGAATTCCACCGTCAGTAGAGTCTATACGAATCTTCGCTTGGTTCTTATAAGAGAGGACTATTGTTTCGGTCATTACCCACCGGCTTGGAACTTCATAAAGTCAATCGAGTTTTTGATCGATTGATGTCTCCATTGTATATTCTGCATTATTGACTCAAGGGTTTCAAGGAGAACCTCTGTGTCTTTTAATCTTTCAACCACCTTCTTGACATCACTATCAGCAAACAGGTGATCATCCATTTCGGACTTCATCGGTTTAGACATTCCCTTCCAGGGGTCATAGTCCCAATCGCGATCGTCCATTTCTTCTTTTGTCATCGTACCTTTCAGCCAACGACGTTTTTCAAACTCAAGATCTTTGAGTCTTGCTCGTAACTTGTTGTATCGGATTTTAACAGCAGAATGGATCTCCAGGTACTTGGCGTGGAGCATCGCTGTTTTAATTGACTCATCATCTAGCTTTGACTTGTTGATCTCTGAGTCTTTTTTCCATTCTAAAAGAAGGTCTTCAACTTTCATTTAATCATCCATAAGTATAAAGGTCATACGCGAATTCGAGTTGTGCTTTAATTAACGCGTCGGTTGAATCCATTGAATCAAACTTATCAATGTCAATACTGGTTGGAAACGCATCATGGAAATCGACCGTAAATACAGGGACCTCAGATGCAGAATACCCAATGACGCGAATGTCCTTTGTAACTGTGTCATTCTCTATAACATTATTTATAAGCCAATTATGGACTGGCTTTATATTCGACAGTCCACCGTCCGACAATACACTTACACGTAGAGGCTCAAATTTTACCCTTGATGCAGCGTGCTTCGCCTGAAGTACACGAGTACCTTGCTCAACCGCAGCTGCACTAACTTGTGGAATCCCAAAGCTAGTTATTTTCATTTGAAGACCAGCATACTCTTCACCTGGAATAAACATCCCAAAGCTAGTTGCTGTCGTATACGTCTGATTAATCATATGTCACCTATGTTCTGTACATGTATTTATATAAAAAAGAAGGGCCCTCGTGAGAGGACCCTTCCTGTTAGTTATAAGTCGTTAGACTTATGCACCAGCGTTCAGCAGGTTTGCAACGCGGAAGATACGGAAGTAGACGTTGCTACGGTCCGCACCAGTGTTGTCAACTGCAGCTGCAGGTTCAGCAAACGGGTTAGCAACCATACCGTAACGGGTTTTGAATCCGATTTTTGGCTGGAAGGTAGACTCGTTAACAGCACGAACCATCGTCAGAGGTACGTATGGGCAGTAGAACATACCAGCGTCATACGGGCTCGTACCACGGTAACCAACAGTTGCGTAATCAACAGTCGCATATGGATCGATGTAAACTTTGATCTTGCCGTTCAGGACACCTGCGAAGGTGTTACCTGTATCGTCAACGTCCAGCTTCGTGTTAAGGGCTGGAGTGTACGCAAGCATGCCGCTCATGTGAAGAGCAGTTGCAACGTTCGACGAACAAAGAACAAAGTTCCCCTTACCGCGACGTGTTTCTTTCGCGATTTGGTTGGCTTCGAAGTCAAGCTGTGTCAGGAGACCAGCAAACTTCTCACCCGACCAACGACCGTCTGCGTCAGTGTGCAGGTCGAATACGCCTGGAGTCGTGACGTTAGCAGTCTGTGCACCGAGCTTAGCTTTCGAGTTGATCGTACGAACAACTTCACGGTTGATTTCAGCCAAGATTTCAGTCGACAGGATGTTAGCAAGCTCAGCTTCAGCGTCGAGGCCGTGGATTGCTTTCAGGTCCTGTGCGATTTCCATCGTGTACTCAGCTTTGAGCGCGCGTGTTTTCGCAGTAACGGTTGCTTTTTCGATTGAGAAAGACATTTCGTTCATAGTCGAACCAGAACCAAGGTCCTCACCAGTTCCGGTAGCAATACCGGTACCGAAGCCAAAGTTATCAGCAATGTCGTCACCTGTACCAGAACCACCAGCACCAACGTCAGTTGCGCCACCAGCACCAGTTACCAGCGAAGAAGAATCGCCAGCGTGCGTACCTGCACCACCGAAGTCTGTGTCAGCTTCGTTGAACAGAGCTTCAACACCAGAGTTGTTAGCACCGTAACGTGATTTCATTGCGAAGATCAGGCCAGTTGGACCAGACATTGGCTGAACACCAGCAATGTCATAAGCAACCAGGTTAGGCATCGCACGACGTACGAGGCTGATCAGGATTGGGTTCCAGTTCTCAACGCCGCCGTTAGAGACAGAAGAACCGTGAACTGCTTCGTTGATCATGCCTTGCTCAGCAAAGGCTTTCTCTTGGTTTTCGAGGATTTGAGCAGTTACGCTCTTACGGTAGTGATCTTGGATCTGACCAGCTTCTGGAGCATCCAGAACCGGCGACCACTTTTCGATCAAAAGATCTGTAGTTTTCATTTTTCTTTTTCCTAGTTAGATTATTTGAACCTACGGATTGCACTTACGTACTTATCCATAGATGAGGCTTTAGTTTCTTCAGCAAGGGTTTCAAACTCTTGCGGTTCAGGTGTAGCAACATCTTCGTTGATAAAGTGTGTTGCTTTTACAGCTTCAATAGCTTTGACAAATTGGTTTTGGCTCTTGTACTCAACACTCTCAACAAGAGTCTTGAACTTAGAAACCTCAACAGCACTCATACCTTCAGTCAGCTTACGGACTGCAGAAGCTTTACGGAGCGAGATATTCTCACGACGTAGCTTGATTGCGTGCTCATACAATTTGTTTTGTTTAGCTTCGGCTTGTTCAATCTCACCTTCAAGTTTCTCAACAAGATCAACTTTTCCAGATGGGACAGAGACGTAATGCTCTTCAAACAGTCGGCCAAGGCCTTCGAGGAATGAACCTGATACACGAACTTTCAAACCCTCTTCAATTGCAAGGGCGTTATCAGTCATGTAGTTTTCAACAACATAATCTAAGTATTGATCAACTTTTTCTACCAGCTGAGTTTCAAAGTCAGCACAACGGCTCTCAACGAGTTCGGTGTACTGTGCACTCAATTCCCGGTTAATCATCGAAACTTTCTTGTTTACTGCGTTTTCGAAGAGCTTTGCAGTCTTCTTTTGTGCAGATTCAGAAAGAGTAGAATCAAGGGAAACGATTGCAGCAATCTCTTTCGAGAGGTCGACTTCAACGTTCTCAACTTTGACTTCGGCGACACCTTCACCAGTTCCAGCGATAGCTGGGTTGGTTTTCTTGACGTCAACCTTGTTACCAGTCTGTGCGGTATTGTCTTTGCCAGGGGCAGACTTTTCAATAGCATCGATAGTATCATCGATAGCTTCTTCATCATCAGCAGCTTTAGCTACTTTAGAATCGTCAGCTTTACCAGCAGAACCACCTTCTTTAGCTTCTGGACCCGATGCTTTACCACCCTCAGGGGCAACATCACCAGCACCAGACGCAGTGTCAGTAGCTTCGTCTAGACCGTAGTCTTCGTCGTGCTGACCACACTTGGCTTCTTCAACTTCGTCCTCAAACTCGAGGTCTACTTCATCGTCGCCTGATTCAACATCGACTTCGATTTCGTCATCGCCAGCACCAAGGTCATCTTCCATACCTTCGAGCTCATCGACAATATTTTTGAGTTGATCAATTAGTCCATCGAGATCGTCATCTCCGGTCATGACTTTAAAGTCATGATCGTCTTTTCCAGCGGATTCTGGTGCTTTAGCGTCGAGGTCAACTGCCTCGTCATCTTCATAACCCATATCCATATCAGCGTCAGCTTCGCCTTCACCACCGTAGACTTCGATTTCGTCTTCGCTTAGTGCTCCTTGAGTATTTTCAAGGAGCTGATCAAGTTTACTTTTGTGTTGCATTATAATGCTCCTAAATAAGACTCGAGAGGAGCTGTTTCATATCACGAAGTTTCGTGTTTTCACTTACAAGCTCAGTCTCATTTTCTTTTATTTCAACATTTCGCGACTGCCATACACCTTTATTGTTCTGATACCACTCAACACTTTCGTTGATGCCATTTACAAAAGCATCTGGTGCTGAAGGGTCTTGAACGATATCGATGGTAACAAGGTTAAAGTCATCATTGACTGGTGCAATACCATCCTTGTCGGGCTGTCCCAAAGTACCCATACCACGAGAAGAAACGCCCAGCTGAACACCGCCTTCGAGCAGACCCTTAACGATCTGTCCACTAGGTGTATTCAATATAAGCGCTTTCCCCATCACATTTTCTCCTTGCCATTCTAGGGAAAGGATGCGATGAGAAACATTTTTGTAGTCGACAATAGGTGAGTCGGGGTGGTTCAGTTCACCGACGGCCCGACCAGTCTTAACCTGTCTCTCTACATATTCATTAACGGCATTCTTTAGCAGATCCAACGAGTACTTCCGCTTATTGCGGTTAGGCTTCGTCTGCATAAAAACGCCTTCGATATAAACATCACCGGTGCGCTCATCGACTTTAGCTTCGGTGATAAGATTTGCATCGGTAATAAGTTTCATATCTTCTTATCTTTCTTTACTGTTGAACATAGACTGTGCAACTTCAGGAGTCTTAGCTCTGACTGCTGCACCGATTTTCTGGTCCATAACAACTTTAAAGGCTTCTTCGGCTTTTAAGTTATTGCCTTGCCTTATCATATTTATAACGCTACTGACAGTAGCTTCATTACGTGTGTCTTCACTCATTTCAATTGATTCTTTCATTTCGTTTTGACCTGTCTGGGGTTGGCCAAACATCTTAATAACTTCTGACTGCCGAAGCTCCTCACCATCTTTTGGGTCTTCCGCCATATCCAGTTTAAAGTAAGGATCATCTGTTAGACCACCACCCGAGAAACTAAGAGTACCGACTATCTTCTTGCCAGCACCTATAAGCCAGTAAGCTATTTTGCTCATATCTCTACGATAGAACTCTGTACCTTCGACGTTTTTAACGAGTCTTAAGTTCATAATAGGTTCCTATTTGTCCCAATAATGTATTTATACGATTTAAGTTTTATAGATTATCAATATCAATTTCAGGAATACTGTCATCCTCATCTTCGATATCGGTTGCCGCTCCGGTTGGTTGACCGACTTCGAACTCTTCGTCACCCTCAGGGGCACCGGCGTCTCCACCGAGATCACCGAAGTCGTCACCTATAGCGTCAAGTCCACCGCCACCGAAGTCATCGGCACCAATATCATCACCTTCACCACCCATCTTCTTGAACAGGTTGTCATTGTTGATATACTCTTGACGCATCTCAGCCTTAATCTTTTCGACCTCTTCGTCAGTCTGCTTAAGGACATGCTTACGGATATATTCACGCGAGAAGAACTCAGTTGGATTGAACCCAAGATCTTTGAGCATCGTGATACGCTCTTTTAAGATCTCAGCGTCTTTCAGTTCTGAATAGTAGTTATCACGGTTATAGTCAACAATGAGATTTTCACGAACATCTTCCCATTCGTGTTCTTTCATAATACCTTTCAAAAGTAGCTGAGTACGAAGTAGTTCTTTGAACAACTGCGCAAACCGAACGCGTAGACGATCGATAAACTTCTGGAAGCGAATCTCTTCACGGTCAATCTCGCCGTTCCTACCGATAGAGAATGACTGTTCACTCGGTGTTAGTCGGCCGATAGGAACGTTTAGCGCTTTATACAGACGTTGCTGGAAGTACTCAACATCGGTAATGTTACCAAGGTTTTCACCACCGGCAAGTGTAGATACCTCTGTACCTTTACCACCAGCAGTCTTAGGAAGCCAGAAGTCTTCGAGCATATGCTGATGATGGCGGTTAGAATTAATCTCACCGGTCTCGGCATCATATGTGATCTTGTTCTTATACTTCGACATCAAGTTAGAGATATATTCTTCGGCTTGCTTCTTCGGCATATCGCCGACGTCAATCGAGAAGATACGACGCTCCGGCGCGCGAACAGTACGATACACAATCAGTGCATCTTCCATCATACGAAGTTGGTTGATACAGCGTAGTGCCTTATGGATATAAGATAATGATACGGTCTTTGATGCATCGGTCAAACCGGAGGTGACATATGCAACTGCGTCCTTAGCAAGTTTAAGACCGCTCGTAGCTGACCCACTTACCTGTGACGCAAACGTATTAGCCGAGCTGTTATTTTTATATTGATCCTCAGCATAGATGTAATACTCATCAATACCCTTGATGAACTCAGCACCCGTACGTGGGTCCGTTTCCTTTTCGATCTCTTTAATCTTACGAATATGAGTAGGATTGATCGGTCGTAAATCTATGATACCTTTTTTTGGATTGTCTAGGTCGATGACAATGTGGTAAACGATTTTGCCGTCAACATACCAACGACGGAAGATATCTGAACCGTACTTACGGAAGTCAAGCTTTTTCAAGATCTCAGAGAACTCATCGTGAAGTTTATCCTTCACGTCGTCATCGAGATCGAGATGGTCAAGGTTGAGGGAAAGCGGTAGATCTTCATCGTTATTGACGATGGTTTCGTTTACAATTTCTTGGATAGCAGCATCAACTTCAGGCTGCATTGAAGCGTTGCGGTACTTAGCAACAAGGTCACGTTCACTGGCATAGTTATCACCACGGGTATCAAGTGTCTGACCATAGAAGCCACCGGCACCGCCGTACATAACTTCTGATGCATCGTTCTCTTCCTGTGGAGGAATAAAGGACTTGGCCGAGTCAGGTGCAGACTTGTCACCTTTTACTTCAAAGCCAAAGAACTCATTATCCTTACGTTCCTTTCTGGCCGCTTCGGTATCGAGTTCTTTATTTCCTTTTTGTGTATGTCGTGGATCGATTGCCATTATAACTCTTTCATCAAAATAAGGATGTGAAGAAGAATCCTCACACCCTTATTTATAACGTTTTTTAGACCTGTCCGGTCGTGTCAATGGTAGTCCACTGAAGGTACTCGAAGGTCACCTGGAACTGTTCGATCTGTTCTGTCTGCTCATATGTCAGATCGATCGCAGCTACGAGTGATGGCCAAGCGTCCTCAATAAGGAACTCCTTGATGACATTCTCTTTACGGTCAAGTTGTTGAACTTTGATGTCCACAAACATAGACTCAGGGTTAGTGAAGCCAGTGTTTGTAGAGAAGCCGTTCATGCCGTCCTGCCAGCGAACAAACGCTGTATGTACGTCGAAGGCAGCATCGTTATAGAATGTAGCAGTCCAAGGTGCGAATGTACGATCACCCGGAAGCTTAAGCTGACGACCACGGAATGGAACGTTGACCGTTCCGACCTGGGCACCTGGGATTGAAGTCGCTCGACATAGGAACGAAGTCTTTTCGACGTCCCCACCGACGAATCCCGGGAAGTTGACAACGACGCGGAATAAATTACCGCGCGCGCCGCCATCAACCAACTGAGACTTAAAGCTGTTGATATTGAGAGTCATTTAGGTCTCCTTAAGATATAACGGTTTCGAAAGCAACACCAGTACGTGTCGCAACGAAGTTAAGCTGAATGTAGTTAATCGAACGTGCAGGCTGAACATAGATGTCTGCAACAAACTCGTTACGATCTACAACGTCACCAGTGTTGTTGGTTTCATCACAGACAACCGCAAAGTTGGTGATACCTTGCAGACCCTGTATGGTACGTAGGAAAGGCTCAACGATGCTTGTGAACTGAGCTCTTGTGAACTCGTTGTTGAACTCAAACAAGGTGTCACGAGCTGCAATGCGAATGCTCTTCTCAAGAAGGATAAAGAGACGACGTACGTTGATACGATCGAAAGCAGATGGGCGACCGGTGTGAGTCTTGTCACCAAACAGAACCGTACCTTCACCTGGGAAAGAAACGATTGGGTTAATGCCGGCTTTGTACAATGTGTCACGATCAGCTTCGACAGGGTTGTAAGCAAGCTTGACAACGTTACGTACTTGACCACGACGGAAGCCAGCAGGTGAGAAGAACGATCCACGTGTACGGTCAGTTTCAGCCATAAGACCTGCAACCGAACCAGATGCTGGGATGTTAATCAGAGCGTCGTTGAAACGGTCAAAGACAGTCAGACGACCTGAGTCACAGATTGCATATGTGGAAGAGGTGACCTGATCCATGAATGCTTTAATCTCTGCTGCAGTATCGTCAGTACGCTCAGGTGAGATAGTACATACACAATCCTTACGGCCTTCGACTGTCGCAATAATGTCATTAGCAATCGTTACACCAGAACCGACTGGGAAGTCAGGGCCAATGAGGATAGAGACGTCAGACTGAGCTGGATCGTCAAACAGTGCAAAACCAGTTGCATACTCTGCAGAGTCAATTGCACCAGAGTCTGCACCCGCAGTCAACGCTGTTGAAACAACACCGCTCGCAGGAGTGACTTCGTAGTTAAGTGCAGAAGTAGCCGGCGAACCAGCGTTAGCAAAGTTAGTAGAGTCTGTCGCACCAAACCAGATATACGAACTGTTTTCATTGATGACAGTCTTATAGTAGTTAGCAGCACCGAACGCGTCTTTACTGTCGGATGCTTGTGAAAGATACGGGAAGACTTCCAGGACAGAACCAGGGGTTCCGCTGATGAGACCATCTTCGTCGATTACGATGACGTGGATTTCGTCGTTAGATGAACCACGTGTAGATGCATAATCTGACGTTGCTGGAGGACCATCAAAACGTCCGTTGTATGTCCATGCATCAAAGTTAGTTTGTGTTGTTCCAGTGTCGGTTTTAAAACCGAAGACTTCAACCTTCAGAGAGTTACCGAGAGCGCCAGGGTATTTAGCAACCCAGTGGCCTTCGGTTCCAAGTGTGAATGTCTGTGCGTCATAGTTGGTACGGTTCTTAACAACACAGTCATCATCGCCACCGGCGTTTGCATTGTTACCGTCACCGTCGATGACACGAATAACTTCAGCATTGTTGCTGTAGCTTAAGAACTGTGCAAGGACGTGGAAGTCGATTGTTGTAGCGGCAGTAGGTGTTCCGAACTTATTGAGAACGTCATTCTCAGAAGATACAGTTGTAATTTCTTCAACTGGACCCCAACGGAAGTTACCAACAAAACCACCAATAGAGGTGGAGACAGCTGGCGCGCGAGTCGTAAGATCGATCTCGGCAACACTGACCCCAGGAGATACTCGATTCAAGGGCATTTAGCTTTTCCTTATTTTAGCTTTATATGATATGGCAATATAACGATGAGTCATAATAAGAATTTCACGTTGCAACGAATTGTAATAAAGTATTTATACGTTGTACAATTCCTATGACTCTTCGATAATTATACCGAATACATCGTCCCGTTTGAATTGGACTGCAAAATCACCATAGTCGTCTTCTTGTGCCTGGAATACGACGTCACGATCTAGGTCTCCATCTTGAATAGAACCAAGGAAGGGAACCGAGTCCGCAATCAGGCGATCTTTTTCTTGTAACATCATATCGCGAAGGTTTTCATCAGCCACATAACCAAACATATTAGTTGTCGCGAAGAACCCAAACATGACAAGAGTCATGACCAAGTCATCGTGGTTACCAGGCGAGGCTTCGTAAGATGTCTTACGAGCTTCGAACGTACCTAGTTCACGAATGGTCTCAGCGTCTTGGAGCTCAAGCTTACCCTCTTCGATAAGATCCTTGAGATTCGAACAACCAATTCTTTTTGTCTTACGAGTCTGTTCAAGGCCAAACGTAGTACCATTGGCAACCTTACCAACATACATATTTTCATACTCAAACTCGTAACGTAATGCTCTCCATACCATAGATCCCTGGTCATTTGATTCGACCACAAGATAAGCATTGTTGTAATAAACAGCCATCTTGTAAACGAAGTCAGGGTATATAAGTGGCGAGACCATGTTATTTCTAAAGACCGCAACCTGCTTAAATGGTACCTCGGTAACATCAATAACCGAGAATGCAGAGTAGTCTTGTCCACGACCTTTAGCAGTATCAATTGTCATCACGTATTGATGACCTTCAATAGGACGCGAGTATATGTGTGTATCACCTTTGATCTCAACGGGGTTGATCGCCCGGAGTGCCAAGAGTGCAGCGGGAGCAATAAGTGTTTTACCAGTACCCCGACCAAACGAGTTACCGAATTCCTGTTCGAACTGTTCCTGTGAGGTGTTCGAGATTGTTTGTTCTTTCCACTTCTCATCACGGCCAGGAACGTCCCACCAATCAACGCGACATGCCTTAAATTCGTTGGTACCTTGTACAGCACCTTCGTATATTTTGTGGAACATATTGCCAATGCCATTGGCGGTCGATGTGATAATAACACGTGAGGTCTTACCTGACGAAACAACTGGATATGTTGAAGTGTAGAACTCAGTATCATTATCGACAAACGCAAACTCATCGAGATATAGAAGACTGACAGACTTACCACGAATAGAAGACGACGACGTTGCGTGAGCTTCCATACGAGTATTGTTTGAGAACTCGATACTACCTTTGTTCAACGCTTTACAGCCAGGCTGCAGGAAGAATGGTAGGTTCTCAAGCATCAAGGTAATACGAGATAACATCTCCTTCGCGGTTGCGGCCTTGTTGGCAAGGATTGCCACGAGCTTTTCAGAATGAAAGAGCGAGTACCATAGCAGATATGCACAGGTCGAGATAGACTTACCCGACTGCCGACACGCAAGGACAACCGAGAATCGATTCTCGTTAAACGATTTGAACAACTCTTTCTGATACGGATATGGCTTGAATGGCACAAGACCGTGATCGATATGGATAACCTTAATGTACTTCTCGGCAAAGTACTCAGGATCTGCCTTACACTTTAGGTACTCTTCAAGTTCAGCTTGCGTAAACGAGTGTTCAACCCCATCACGTTTGATGTTGGGATTTCCGAGATAGGCGTCTTTTATCTGGCGATTATGATGGGTCTTCTGTGTCATCGTTATCTTCGTACTCGGCATCTATGATATCAGCTTTGACATTATCAATAGCAGATAACAACTCACGCGTTGTACCTTGGAATGCAATCTGCGCGGAAGGATCTTCCTCACTGAGAACCTGTCTTCCTGGCTGATGTTCAGTCGTCTTACCATCCTGTTGAATGACCTGAACTTTACGTTGTAGATCAACTAACTTACTGTTGATGTCGGCGGTATGTTTGATACCATTAAACAAGACTTCAAACGCCCGAGGATGTTCAGAATCCTTCGAGAGTTGCTGTAGGTCTTGGATCGCATCAATGGATACCTGAATTAGCTCATGATATGTATCACGCGAGAAAGTGTAATCCTTCTCGAGATCATCCGCCTCATTAATCTCGGCGATCATCTTCTTAGCAGTTTCTTTGTTATCCACGTCGGAACTCTTTAAATGACTTACGCTCGGTCTTTGGCTTACTTAGTTCTTGGTACTTACGAAATGTTTGATACGTCGAAGGAGGGATGAGACCGAGTTTATCACCCGTCACTTTCTTTAACAACATATGTGCAACAAGAACCGTTGCCGGTCCAGTGCCTGGTATTGGAACTGCCGCAAAAGCTCCAAGACCTATCATACGAAGAACATCAGTCGACAACTTAGCCATAGACTTACTAGCCTTTGCTAATGTCTCAGGACTAGGGTTTGTCACCGCAGCTTCAATGTTTTTGAACTCACTATTATACGTATCACTAAACGCTTTAGACATTTTCTCAAGAGACGCTGCTCTATCAGCCTTCTTAAGAGTCAGTGTCTGAGCAAAGAACTTAATTATGCCATCCATAAGGTTAGAGTTATCAGGACCAATAATTTTCCTGAGGCTATCAATAAACCCTTCGTCTAGCATTTCTTCGTTCATTACTCGAATCCGTAATTATAGGTGATATCAATCGTATGTGTATCAGTTGGTACCGTTGCACTCTGTGGATTGACAGACTGAGTAATCGTAAGGTCATTAGTATCCTTAGTTGCATCAGTCGTAAAGTTAACAATAGAGTTAAGAATAACCGACGCGTCAGTGTCTACCCGTGCAAAGATATTTATACGAGCATCAAACATGATAGTATAGATGATCTTACGGTTATTAGTAAAGTCGTTTGCATATGTGTCTTCCTTGGTAACCGAGACCAACCGGAAGATAACCTCGTCAGTAAACGTCTCACCATCAATTGGATAATACGTACGGCGGATCGAAGGTTTAAAGTATGGTATGATCTGCTCAACGATCTGCAGAGCCTCATCTTGGTTTTTCGAATATACGTTCAGCTCAAACGGTATAATATACGGAGCTGGTGCATATATCTTTGTCGGGCTACCGTTCGAGTCAGTAACACGACATACATTATTTTTTGGCAGCTGTCGCAGTGCATCATAGGTCAAAGTACCCGTAATCTCAAAGGACATACGAGGTAGCGATATGGCTACGCGATCATCAGTCAGGTCTGGGTTTTCTTCAAGCCTTGCAAGGAATGACTCACGTGGTGCGTACGCCAGCGGTACCCGCTTTTGGTTTGTCAAGTTACCTGACGTATCCTGACGAGCCGTTGAAATGTTATTAAACATGTCACCGAACAGTGCCACTAGCTTTCGAATATGTGAGTTGTAACTATACTGACCGTACATTAAAAGTCTCCGAACGGATTCGATGCATCAAACGCCGTAATGTCATCTGCTATAGATTCAATATCGTTATTGTCAGAGTAGCGATCTTCAAGAGCAGCCACCTCAGTAACATTCGAGGCAGTTGAGCTTGTTGCACCTACAAGATCAGAACCTGCCGAGAAGATGATAAAGCTAGATGTATCATTCGATACATTCGATACAGTAATCTCATTACCTGAGATCGACTGGATCTCACCGGTGACCGTCGTAGTTCCAACAGTCTGAGTCACAGTCTCACCGTCAGCGTAACCAGCAGCGTCAGCTACAGTAACGACATACGTCGATGCATATTCTTTCTCATCGACCCCGATAGCCTCAAGGTCCATCTCTTCACCACTATACTCGAACGGACTGATATTTAGTTTATATACAGGTAGGTTGTTCAACTGATAGAATGGTTTCTCGTGTTCAACGAACGTGATCTCAAACAAAGCTTTGGCAGAGTCAAAGTATACAAGGTCACCTTCTCTTGGTCGAGTCAATGACTCACCGCCATCTGTTACGACCTCTTGAAGCCATCTTGACTTGGATACGACGACTGTTGCTTCATCGCGGATCTCAACACCAAACTTCTGGAACAGGTCAGATCCATCACCGAAGCTTTCATTCTCGATATACATTTCGATTTCATATGCGTCATCGAAACGTGCAAGCTGGTCTTCACCAAAGAGCTTGTCGTGGTTCAACACTTCTCGTGGAATGTAATGAAAGGTTTGGCCGTATATCTTCAACGCCTCAATGATAAGATCCTCATAAAGGCTCTTCTGAGTCGTAACGCCACCGCTTTCTGTAAAGTAAGGATTTATTGCCATATCACTTACCCAATAAAGAAGTCAACAGGAGGTTCGTATCTGTTCTTCACTTCTTGTTCCAATTCAGCCTGACGCTCTTTACCCTCGTTGAATATACTCGAGCCATCCATGGTAACACCGCCGATGAGAGAGACACCATTAAACTTCATGAGGTTCATACCCCACTGCTTTTGGATCAAGGCTGCAGCATACGCTTTTAACCAACGGTCATTCCAGGCCTTTGTTGCTGTATCAGGATCAACGAAACGATAGCCACGTGTTATTAAGTGATCACCAACTTTTACGTCTTTATCCCAGTCGATTTGAAGCGATACCTTGTTTTCATACAGTGAGTATTGGAAGTGATCAACGCCTTGAAAGACGTCATCAAGAAATCCAAGGTACTGTTTAGCTTGAACGTATGTCGTAACACCACCAGAGAATGACAGGTCGAACAGGTCGTTCAAGTGCATTTGGTATTCAATGTTAAACATCCCACTGTCAAAACCAGAACGGTTATTGATAGGAAGGACTTTCGTGATATAAGCAACCTCATTACCAACCGTAATATACTGGTTGTCAATGTCAGTTTGAGTCAATTGAGTCTTAAAGTAACTTTCGACGACAGCGTCACCGTGGAACTCTTGCCAGTACTGAATGGCATCGTCGATACGGTCTTCAACCTGAGCATCGGATACGTTAATTTCCAACACATCCTTACCGAGGAAGCGTAGAACGAATTCTTTAAAGTCAGTACGGTTTGATGGAGTCGCCATGTGTTATCCTTTATGACTATTTATATAACTTTCTCAACCTGCAGTCTAAACGTAACCGAGGCGCTTTTTAATGTGGTTGAACCACCATCATCTGAAAGTTCAAGTAACATAGTACATGAGTCATCGTAATTAGACCCGACAGTATTTTTAAAGATACCATACGTAGTTGAACTGGTCAGAGCCCGCCAACCAAAAGGTAAATCAATAGACGCACTCGCGGGTGAATCTGTAACCGTACCCCTGACGTGATAGTTTCCGGCGTTTTCTACCGGTAAGACCCAGTTATATACATTACTACTATTCGAGTTCGCAGTTCTGAGATAGTCAACTGTACCATCAGATTGTAACCGAATCGTAGATTTTACATCGGCTGTAGTATCAGTGATTGCATCATCAGTAATAGTAGCACTGTCTATACGCACACGATCTCCGCCGAGATGTAGTGTATTAGCCACCATGTGAAGGAGTATACTCATTATACAAAGTTACCTGAAATAATACACTTACTAGCAGTCTCAAATACGACACTCATCATACCGTTAGCTGCCAGCGTGACAGTCGACTCATCCGTACCGTTAAGATACATAGCCAATCCAGACCCACGGTTGATAGTGCGATCCGATGAGCCCGCTGTAATGATGATGACGTCACGGGCAGTAAACGTGGCTGATGGAACTGTAATAGTACCAGTTGCAATAACAACCGAGTTCTCATCGCCTACACCAAGAGTACTCGATGTGTTCGCTGATGCTGCAGCACGTGCCTGAATAGTATCACCTGCAATATTACCGGTAACAGTCAGATCGTTACCAATCGTTACATCATTCGGAAGACCGACGATAATAGCGGTTCCCTCACCAGATCCACCAGTGACTTCGATCTCATTGGTCGTACCAGCCACAGTAGCAACGTAGTTGCCGGACGTGTCAGCACCAAGGGCAATATTACCAGACAGCTGACTTGGTGCAATAGACAAGGCTGCTTCATGCTGTGTTACACTTGATTCAGAGATACGAGCATCGGCCAACGTTCCTGAGGTGATCTTTGAAGCTGCAAGTGATGGGATATCAGAAGCGATTAAGTGAGTATCAACCCATGCTCCACCGTCGTAACGGAGGAAGTCACCGGTCGTCAAACCACCTGAGATTGTAGTATCACCTAGGTCACCAACGCCACCCGATCCAGAGACTTGAATCCAGTCCGCCGAACTTGCGTTACCACTAGCGACATAGACAACGTCACCGGTTGTATCAACAAAGACATCACCGACAGCACCTGGTGTTGAAGATGGCGCAGACGTGCCAGACGTAATGACACCATAATCGGCAAGGTCACTAATCTGTGATTCGGTAATCGATAGAGCTGCTTGGTGTTGTGTTACACTAGACTCGGCAATACGTGCGTTAGCGAATGTGCCCGTTGTAATCTTAGCAGTAGAGAGTGATGGGATACGTGCTACTGCAAATGTCCCACTCGTAATCTTAGAGGCTGCAAGACTCGGTATACGGTCAGCACTGAGTGTACCTGTTGTAATGTCAGCAGCGTCATGGACCTGAGCATCAAGCTCTTGTTGAACAAACGCAGTTGTTGCGATCCGCGTTGAGTCATCACCTGTAGTCTGAGTTGTTGCGGTAGGGTTACCTGTCAGAGCAGGAGAAGCCAAATCAGCTTTGTCATCAAGGGCTGTTTGCAGACCATCAACGTTACCAATTACGTGGTTGTGTGAGTCGTCAACGATCGTAACAGTAAGCGTTCCACCAACCAAATCAGTAAGCGTGATACTACCCGTCGCGTCACCTCCAAGAGTGATAGCAGGATCAGGAAGGTTCGAGAAGTTATCGAAGTCAAGATAATATGCGCCGTGCTCGCCATCAAGGAGATCAGCGTCAAGACCAGAAGCTGCACCATCATTTCCTGCATTCCATACTTTATTACCGCCGATAGCAAGTGTTGAAGTAGAAGTAGTCCACGTTAGACCGGAGTCACCTTCGATCGTACCGTCACCGGTCCAGATAGCCAGTTGATCATCGACAGGGGTACCGATTTTCAATACGTCACCGCCGCCAAGAGAAGCGACTGAGGACTGAACAAACTGAGTCGTTGCGATCTTTGTCGACGCATCACCGGTGGTTTGTGTTGGAGCAGTAGGGCTACCTGTCAGAGCCGGTGAAGCAAGAGTTGCATAGCTACCCAGCTGTGTCGTTACGTAGGTTTCTGTCGCAAGATCTGCACCGTCGAGGGTCGCAGCAGTTGTAAAGGCAGGAGAGTCTGTACTAGCTTTTAGCGCCAAGTCAGCATCAACCTCGTTAATGGCAGCAACGAGGTTTGAGTTAGCTGTTGTCGTCAAAGAAGCAAGGGTACCGATTTCACCATCGAGCTCATTAACAGCCACAACAAGATTAGAGTTTGCTGTAGTTGTCAAGGACGATAGTGTACCAATCTCCCCATCAATCTCATTCACCGCACCGACTAGGTCCGACGCAGTTGTCGTAACTGTATCAATGTCACCTACATCACCAACGAGTAGGTTATATTGATCAGCCCAGTCACCGATAAGGGTGGTATCCGTAATTGTTCTATCTGCCATTGGTTTTCAACTCTTGCAATTGTGTGTTTATACTATTTATAAGGCTTGTGAGTTGGTCGACTTCAACTCTTAGCCTTTTTAGTTCTTCATCTTTTGCCTTCTGAGCCTTGGCTCTGGCCAGGGCAGTCTTATCTACTGATATGACTGACCCGTTTGTTGACCGCCGAAGGCTAGAATGACCTTCTACTTTTCTCATTACGTAGCAAGTGCGATACTACGATAATCAGAGATACGTGGTACTGCAGAGGTTGTCTGTGAACGGAACACAATCTTATATTGATAACGCGTGAACGCTACACCAACTTCGATAGTATACTCATATTCACGGAACGTATCTGGGTTATTATCGGTTGGCATTGCCTGGTCGATAGTTGCCAATGTCCAGTCAGTGTCGTTCAGCGCTACATCAGAACCAGACTCGGCAACACGCCAGTATAGATCGATGTATGTATCAGCCGGACGGTTCGCTGCAAAGAGCACTTTCAGACCAATGGCTTCTTCTTCCAGTGTGATAGGAACAAAGATATGTTTCGCTGCAGCTGTACCGCTACGTGCATCAGTCTCAGCCACATAGTTATTAGGAATGTTCTCACCAGTGTCAGCTGCCGCGGCAACCGGGTTATCAATACGGTTACGAATCAATGTACCTGACAAACGACCAAGGTCAATGATCGGAGCGACGTAATCATCATCTGACGATAGCGCTGCTCTCCATGTCATTGACTTATCACCACCGAGCTGATCGGTTTCATTCTGTGGTGAGGCAATCATTTGTGGGTCATCAAGAGGGTTATTCGCATTAACTGTGATACCACCGAAGCCAGTATCTTTCGCAAAGTCAGTCTCGACCTGAGTCGGCGAAGATCCTGAAGTAAACTTCGAACCCCATTCGACACCTGTATTTGGATGTAACAGTTGGTTTGCGTTAGGATAGATGATATCGAACTGAAGCTGTGTCTCGGCATTGACCGCTGTTCCACCGCCACGACCGGTAGAGGTTGCAGTACCCGCAGTATTAACCACAAAACTATCAAAGTCACCGGCGTCAGTAACAGTGAGTGCTGTGTTCAGTTGGGCTGCAGTAATACCATTCGTATCAACGCAGCCACTCAGCAGTACGTTTGAGCCCACTGTGTAACCGTGGTTAGGCATATAGACACGTACAGTACTTTCGGTATCAGTCGTTTCAATCGGCTGAGCTTCAAGAGCCCGTTCCTGTGTCGGCACGTTCTCAAAGTATGCGTTAGTCGTTGAGCCAATATTAAATGCTGCACGCTTGACCTGGAACTTCAGATCACGCGATTGATCAGGTGTCCATGTCGAACCGTTCTGAGATTTGAAGAACGAACCGAGTGATGGCTGTTTAGTAATACGGCTTGTGGTCGAACCAACCAAGAACTCTTGAGTTACTGCGGTCCAGATCTCATAATCGATAGACTCTGCTAGTACGACGATGGCATACTCACGGAAACCTTCAAGATAAACCGGCGCATCGAACGTAAAGGTTGTTGAAGTACTTGCGTCCGCTGACACGTTGACCGAAGCCGGAGCCAACATCTTCTCAGCACCTGGAACGACATTCGTCGTAGGAAGGCCTGTTTGCATCTCACGAAGCTGAAGACGTACAGGCGTAACCGCAGCCTTTGTCTTAAAGTACACATCGACCGAAGTAACATATGCACCAGACTGCTTTTCGATTAAGAATGACTGAGCAACTGGATCGATGAACCGTGGTGGTTGCGTGACCACCGGCCGAATCGTTGTGATAGTGGTCTGCTGTGTATCGAGTGTACCTGTCGCAGTGTATGACGCAAACGCTTTGGAGACAGCATTCGCATCAGTCGTAGCAGCAAAGTCAAGGACCTTAAACTCGCGTGTACCAGTACCAAACCGTACGGCGTCAGTATTCGGGATGAAGAACGAACCTTCGATCGTACCGTTTGCATCAGATATCAAGTCACTCGAACCCTCAGGGTGAGTAGACAATACTGATGGATCAGGAACGTTAAGAGTAAGTGAGCCATCAGTGGCAACACGAACAAAGGTTTCTTCACGACACCAAACAGAGACGTCGATACCATCAAAGTATGGACGATGCTTAGTGTTTGGCAAAAGACCTTCCATCTTAAAGAAGACCTTCCGCGAGCGAATGAACGGAATCAATGTCGTGTTGACAATACGTGACTCAGTCGTTTCACGAATGCCACCTGGGAGAACCCGAGTCGTTACGCGTGGTGTTAGTGCCATTTTAATAATTCTCCAATATTATCTTGCTCTGAACCGTACACCGGATCCGAGAGTATTGTCAATTCCACCGCCGCCGCCACCGCCGCCAGTATTAGTATTGATGGTTGGCTCAGGCTCAGTGAAACCACCCCAGTTCCATTCCCAGTTGTTAAAGTTCTGTTCTTGTGCAGGTGACACCACTCTCTCGGTATCAACCTGAGACACAGACCGTGTATCTGTATTTATGTCTCTCCACTCGTCAGACTCTGGAGACAAGGTGATCATACCTGTTCCGGTGATAACCGCGTATGGGTTCACGTTAACCGCAGACGACGCTTGTAACTGGCTGACTTCAACCGACTCGGTATAATCCATATACAGGAAGTCACCTTTGATGACAACGTTTGTTGATGTACTACCGTCAGTCGGTGACGACTGATAAACCATACGGATATTATCCTCTTGGAATGTCGGACGTACTTCACCAACACGTGGATCAATCGATGCACGATATGCTGCGTTATTAAAGTCTGCGAACAGATGGTCTTCGAAGTTATCAACAAAGAAACCAGACTTGAATCGGTTGTTACCATCCTCATCGAGGACATCGAGTGTAGCAGTCTCAGACTCAAGAAGTGATAATGTTGACCACTCTTCGACGCGTGAAACACGCTCTTCGATACGACCAATGTCACGCATCGTGTAACGTTTATTGTCGACAAAGGCCATAGTTACGTCAGTCTCGTCAAACGTACCAGCGTTAAACAAGATGTGATAGATTGCCATAGCGTTTGCAGGCGTCTGTGGTGGGACTGGGTTCAGTGATGGGATACCACTTGCAAACCCGAACTCACCATCTGAGGCAATGTACAGAATATCGATACGCGGAAGGTGGTACTCGACATCGGCCTGAATCGTTTCGTTGATCTGTGGAAGATCTTGAACAACAGCACCTGCTCCGGTGTAACCTGTTCCAGCGTCGTTTATGACTGGTCTGAAGTCGTAGACATCGGCAAGGAAGATTGACGAACCGTCCGGCCTGACATACGTAGGTATATCAGAGTAGGAACCAGCAGCAACAAGATTGTCATAAGAGTCGACAGCAAAATAGTCACCGGCAGCATGAGCAAAGTAGCTAAAAGAAACTTTGACGTTACCAGTAGGTGCAACCGCAGTCGCCTTAAGAGTAAGCTTACCAATGCCATAATAGTTATCCCGTTGTCCGTTGTCAAGAACATAACGACTTGTAATGTCCGCATCACCAGCGCCAACGTCCTTAACAGAGACGAGTTGATAGATATCGTGTGCCGCAGTACCACCATCAGCAAGTGTAACCACATTACCGACAGGTGTAATGACTTCGTCAACAACATCAGTCTTCGTCTTAGGCCTTTGGACAGGAGCATCCTTATCGAGGTATGCAATCATCTTATAACCAGCAGACGCATCAAGACCTGTGATTGTAACTTCGTCAGTGCCAACAGTACCGATAGAGCCAGATGCATCAACCGATCCATCAGAGTCTTTGACCAGAATCCAGTCTGAGCTATTTGCCCACTTCTCATCAGATGATCCAGAGTCGACAGTAACCGAACCCGATCCGTCAGTTGTGAATGTCACATAACGTTGAACACGAATAGACACGTCGGACAGTTGCTTAACACGATCTTGTGGATGGTAGAACAACAATGCGTTTGTACCAGTGTCATGTAATACTGCACTATCAGTCGTAAGCTCTGTTCCGCTTGCATCAACAAGGTTCGCTTCAAAGCCAGTAGCCTGCAGGTCACGAACTGCACTAAAGCTTCCTGAAGACATGGACACATCAAACAGGTAATAACGATATACTGAAGCAGACTCTTTTTCAACTGCACGAACTCTAGCAGTACCAACGACGGTATCACTTGAGTTACGTAAGTTGACTTGTGCGAAGGTACCAATGTTTGGCAAGCCAGTATTGTCACTGCCGTTTGGTGCTTCAGCACGAACATAGTTACCCAAAGGAGTAGCCGTACGTGAACTGTTACGCTCACCTGTTACTTCGGCTTTGTTACCCTCGATGGTCGTTGAGGTTGTCTTGTTAACTTCGTAACCACGGACATATGCACGACCAGGATCAGCAACAAAGTTCAACTTTCCACTGGTACTCGATGGCTCAACACGAACAATGAATGGGTTGACTGTATAGTTGCCAGACTCATCATATGTACGACGTGCAAGCTCATCACCCAGTAGACCGTATTGTGTACGTGTCAGGGCTTCAACGATGACTGCATTCTTAATCGTAGCAATAGTGAAGTAGTCTTGTGTACTTGCGTCGACGTCTGCTTCAAGAGCCAACGTGAGTGCAAGCTTATAACGATCGGCACCAGGAGCATTTGCGTTTGATGAACCGATCGCGTTTGAAAGAAGTGATGAGTCAGCCGCAGAGTCAACAATCTCTTCTGAAGAAATCAAGCCAAGCTTAACCGTGCCGGATGGAATACCATATTTCTCAACGATGAGTGACTGAGACGTCGCAACGACAAAGTAACCCTTGATAAAGTAGATACCCTTATCGAGGTTGACTTTAGTACCAACACCAGAAGGTGCTGAGACCGCTGCAGTAACCGAACCAGTGACTGCATTACCACCATCAACAACGGCTGGGTTTTGAAAAGTGATTGTTTCACCTGCACCAAAACGTCCACCATTACCTGAACCGCCACCCGTATAACGAACGTAGATCGTATCAGGATCACTGCCATCAGCCGCAACCGCCTGAAGAAGGACAGCAGTCAGACCACTCGAGCCTTGAAGAGTCGCCCCTACCTGTAGGTTGGCCAAGACACCGGCACTGAGTTTAACATACTCATAGTTGGTATCGATCGTAACACCGCCTGGAATGACCACAGTACCTTCGAGGAAGATATTCTGACCAAACCGTGCCATCTGATTTTGAAGGATCGTTTGAAGTTGTGTAAGTTCGCGAGCCTGTACAGCACGACCTGGACGGAACAAGAGCTTGTGAAAGCCCTTGTCGTCGTTAAAGTCGTCATAGTAAGGTGCGAGACTGAGATCGATAGCCATTGATTATTCTTTCACTTAGAATTGTACGACGAGTTTGATGTCTTCTGTTTGGTCAGCAGCACGGGAAACCGCAACACGGTTTTCGAGGTACAACATACGACCTGAGAAGTTATCAATGTCACGGACACCGATGTGGCCACCAGTGTCAATAGTACCACTCGAACCACCTGGTCCAGACAGCGCTTCACCGTCCGAGAACGCATCGAAGCCAGTCGTTTCGTCTTGAACATAGTAGACCCGTGTATTAGCTGAATCGTAATACAAGACATACGCTTGAGCAGTTGATGTTCCACCCGTGATAAGGTCATCAGGAATCCACGTTCCACCGGTAACGGTTACGAACGGCATTGCAGTACCTGTATCAGATGCGTACTTCAACTGAGTACCTGACGTATCCAGTGGGTTTTTGATAAGAGCCAACTGACGATAGTCGTTATTGATAACGAAGTCACCGCCTTGGTCAATACCATCAGCAACCTGAAGGATGACGTTGAACATAAGATAATGTGCCTGAAGATCAACGACTGGGTCATAACCAAACCCGCCCTTGACTGCAGAGAACTGAGGAGTCAGGACAGCGGTTGTACCTGCAGTCGACTGATCCACAGTAACACTTAAGTTAGTGTAACCATATCCACCGTCGCTGACGCTGACAGAGCTAACTGTACCAGATCCATCAGTTGACGCACTCGCAGCAGCTTCAAAACCATCACCCACAATGGTCAAAGCTAGAGTTGAACTGGCAGGATAGCTGGATCCAGCATTCGTAACAGCAACGCCGGTCAGTTCACGTCCAAGAGAGACTGGTGACAAGACAGGTGTAATAGAAGCTTCGGTTGAAGCAGAACCACCGGTCAGTACTGCTCGGGCATATGTGTAGCCAGAACCGACAGCGGTAACCGTGATACCGGTCAAAACTCCACCGGCGATTACTGCAGTAGCAGTCGCACCAGAACCATCACCTTCGATAGTAACAGTCGGAGCAGAACCGTAACCAGTACCGCCTTCAACAATGTTGTAGTCCCAGATTTGACCAGCGGTTGCTGCTGCAGCAACACTCGAGTCACGAAGGACTGGCATAAAGTCAGAAGTCAGGAACTTATCACCTTGAGCACCCGTAATGGTATAAAGGTATTTCCACACGTAACCATCAGCACCTTCAGACGGGTTGCCTGTTGATGTACCTGTAGGTTCAACTGTAGACGCACCCGAACCGGCACGAAGGCAGATATACACATTAAAGGTCGACTGGTTCAATACATAGAACTGCTTAGTCGCCAGCGTTGGGTCGTTATTGTCCCAAGCAACATATGTGTTACCGCTTGTCCAGTTGTACCGAGCAACACAAGGAATGATGTCCGCAACCTTCTTCATCGACTGGAAGTTAAGGCGTGCGTTCATCTCATCCTGTGGATCGATGTTTGGAGCTGGTGGGTTTGTGTCGTTATCCCAAGCAGAAGCTCGGCCGACGGCGAGAAATATATCGTCAATACCAGAATCAATATCGCGCTTAGCGTATTGCAGGTTCTGGATCCTGAACTGATTGGTTATAATAGCTGTCATAATCTTTTCCGTGGGTGTGAATAGTTATTCTTATTTATACGCTTTCTTATACGGCCTCGACAATAATTCTAGCCGGTCTATGTAATGTTGTGTAACGCGATTCCGCACCAACAGGATCAAAGTCACTGATTGGCGTCTCATGGAAGTCATACACACGATATGTGGACAGTTGTAAGTTATTATTGATCTCAGCAAATGTGAAGTCATCGACCTGTCCGACACGTCCAAGGATCTTAAAGGCCTTCGTAATGATTTGTGGTGATACACCCATCGCATGAGCAGCAGCACCGAGAATAAGGATCTCAGCATCAAGTGTCTGGAAGCCAGGCTGAATCGTAGGTGAGTTAGTGGCGATGTTGTTGAAGTTACCAATGACACCTGACAACTCGACTTCACCAAACACCTTAAAGCCAGCAGCGTGAGCAGCCCGGTAAAATGTGTCACCCCAATCATCGATCGACTGTCCTGACCGTATCAGATACGAGAACGCTTGATAATAGAAGTCATCTTGTATAACTGCACGTGGCTCATCAATAAGACTTTTGACTGTGGTGTAACGAACTTGACTCTCGTCCCAGTCACCACCATCCACGATCAGCATATTCTCACGTGGATATACAACCTCAACATTCGTGTTAAGGAAAATCCTAAAGTACATCTCGACCGCAGCCCGTGTACCTTTTGCCTTGTACCAATATTCAAAGAGGCGAACCGCCGCCGTCTCATCGATACTAGAAAGGTCTGGTAGGGCAGCACCGTATTCCTTTGACGACAGTATTTGTGCGTATGCCTCTTCGGTGACATCAATGTTACGGATGTCCTTTAGTTTCTGAAGTAGATCACCGAAGCCAGCAGTGTCTTCAATATATTCGAAGTACTTCTCAAGGAACTCTACCAGTTGAGGGTATTCCTGTTGATAATAAGAAGGCGTAACAGCCGCAACTGGTGAGTGTACCAACTTACGGCTACCAGGCTTCTGGTCTCGAATTATATTGTCACGCTTATCAGCCATCTTTTTCTGCAGTCACTCGTGTTTTAGTTGTGTCTAAACGTAGTAGTATATTACGTATTGGATTAATCTTATTCTGGGACGCAGGTAATATTGAAATACGAATACCAATGTCAGAATCTTGTACTTGACTTGGTGCAAATGGTGTCAGACTAATAACGTTCCGTGTGTAATCGATAATACCAGCATCATCAACCACAATAATAGACTCACCCGCAGCTGATCTACGGTAGATCTCAAGTTGCTTCGTGCCGGTCTTGTTACGAAGGAAACACGTATACGCAACACCTTCGACGCTGTAAATAAAAGGATCAGAGTCGACGATATACGTTGCACTCGATGGCTCAGCAAACTTATTAGTGAACTCAACATCGTAACGTGTATTAACGCCGAGCTGCGCAGCAGTCGGCTTAACGCGACCCTGAAGACGTACAACCACATCCGAAGAAAGAATAGAATCATTTGACGCGTCAATCGTAGACGTCAGAACTGAACGGCGGAATGGCGATTGGAAACCAAGTAGGTTTTCTTCACCGTATGTCTCAATGACCCCAGCCACGTTTGACTCAAGAGTCTGTTCGGTCAGAGGCGTCTTCGCGTCGTCATAAACAAAGTTCGATGTGACTTCAAGGTACTGAATGATGGGATCTATGAGTACCGGAGTAACTGATAAAATGACACGATCGTTCAAGGTATTAGTTAGTAGTTGAGACTTCTGAGCGTCAGTCATTGCATCGACGCCAAAAGGCTTGACCGAGATAAACACTTTACCGAACTCAGGCGGATCTGCTTTTTCACCACCATAGACGTTTAACGATTCGACATACGTAACAGCGTTTTTGATTAATGCAGTGAAGTCAGACTCAGTGACAGCTCGGTCTTGAGATGCATAGCTCATAGGAGCATTAAAGCGAATAGACTCAAGTGTTTCCTTTTCGGCACCGCCTGTCGCAACCTGTACAATCGATGGAGTCAACGTAAGGCCTGCAATAGTATCAGATGTCGAGAACGTAGCAGCACCGTTAGGCGTAGCAGCATTCGACTGAAGATACTTGACCTCAATAACCGAACCTTCACCTGGAGCCTTACCGATAAGACCATCACCAAATGTCAGTTCGTAATAACCATTTGCTGCTTCAGAGATAAAGTAAACATTCTGATCAGAAGCAAAGTCTTCAACACGTGAAGCCCGACGGTAACGAGTAATAGACTCAGAACCCAGACCATCTCTCACTTGAACATCAAGTGATCCGACGTACATCTTGTCATCAGGTATTACGTAGATCGGGTTGGCCGAGGTATCAGCATCAACAATAAAACGTTTTGTGAGCAGCCGGCCTTCGTACACGTTGACGTTACTAAAGATAAACCCAGCAGCTTGATTAGTATCATACTCGTCAAGGGTATAAAACGTATAAGCAACGTTATCGATGGTCGATGAGAACAATGAGTATTTTGGTAGGTTGTAAGTAATCAGAGGATCCGCGCCAGCAATGGCCACATTGAGGACAGCGGTTGATGAGTTACGAGAACCTGGAAGATAGTTAAGTGACTTGGCATGTGACACAACCGAACCACGAAGTTGCGCTGAGTCAAGGAACGCTTCGTTCAACGCAAAGTTAGCAGTTAGCGCTTTCATGTGGGTGTCATAAGCAAGGACGTCGACAACCGCAGACAGACCAGAACCTTCAAAGTTATAGTCATTGAACTCACCTGAGTCCTTATAATATTGCTTTAGCGCAGCCTTAATCTGTTCAAAGTCAAGCTGGCTTGGATTGATACGTGTGGCCATTTATCGTAGTCTCTCTAAGCTTATGTTGATCGTGTCAACTTGTTGGGTTTCTTTTACCCGAAATACTATATTCACTGCAATTGTATTTGCAGTACCGGTTGCTATATTTATACTAGTTACCTGCGCACGAGGTTCATGGCGAGCAATAGCTTTAGCCAATGCTGTCTTGGCTTCGTTGATTGTGAATGCCGTTATGTTTTCAAAAAGAAGGGCTCGCACATTACCACCAAGGAACGGCTGAAATGGTCGTTCATGAAAGTTAGTAAGGACAATATTCTTTACTGATTGCTTAACAGCTGCAGCGTCTTTTACTTTATAGATGTCACCTGTATTTGGATTGGCTTCAAACAGCATGTTGATATCAGAATAGTCACGGTTCCGAGTGGTAAAGATAGAACCAGTATTTAGATTTGCGTCATCGTTTGCGTACTTACGTGCCATCAGTATTCCTCCAGCTTATCGCTCTGTTTCACGTGATTGAACTCAGTGAAAGTTGTTTTACTATTTGAGCCAGTACGTACCGATATGAGAAGTGTTGGCTCATTAACTTCGTCAGGATCATAGTCGATATAACTCAACCCGACCTTCTCAAAGATGAGATTGTTCATACACCATTGGGCAACATCAAAGTAGATTGAGTTGTCACTCTCTGGGAACTGGATACCACAACCAAGGCCGATCATACGGTCGTAGGCGAAGCTGTCCTCATCGTATTTTTCATTTTCGTACTTAACGTACAGACCTTCAGAGATAGTGAAGATGTCACCGAACTCTTTCCGTATTTTCTCAAGTGCGGTATACGCCAGGATCTGCATGTTGTTTGCGATCTCGACATCAGTCATACCAACCTGACCAGCCAGTTGTGCCGCCTCTGAGTCACCACCTAACATATGAGATACGTAGTAAGACGAACTCAGACGTTTCGATGGGTCTGGCGTCTCGGTGATTTTGACGTATGGTGGAACGATAACATTATTAACATCACCAACAACACGTTGGAAGTTCTTTGAGTTCTTCGTATTCGGTAGACCGCGTTTACCTGACGCAAACGTGGTCTTTGCTCCAGTACGTTTTGCGCTCTGAGCCGACGATGTCTGAATCGATTCTTTGACTGAACCAAGTCCGATCTGATCGACCAACCAAGTTCCATTCTTGAAGAGTGTTGTATTACGACAACGTGACGTAACCTCGGACGTGGACAACTTACGAGTACCGTGTGAGTCATTTACGGCCGAACGATCGAGCGCAACAATTAACGGAACTGATGTTCCCGTAACGTCAGTAACCGTCAGCACAGACTCTGGATCCACCAGACGTTCATCAAACTCTTCAGGTGTGTCCGGAGAAGGTGAAGTTGGAGATGCCGCACCGTCAGGAGCAGCACCGGCCGTATCAGCGTATTCAGACTTCTTAGCCGTACCTTCGAGGTCACCATGAAGTGTCGGGGCTGTAACCTGACCAGTAAAGTCGGCCGTTGAACCACCGACTACGGTTCCACCAAAGTCCACATCACCGGATGTCTTGATTGTCGCAAGATGAGCGTCCGTACCAAAGAATTCGTTCGAGACCATTTTACCAAGACCTGGAACGGCTTCGACAACCTCTCCAGTCTCAGGATCGGTTGACGCCTGATTGTAACCATTGAGTGTAACAAGACCACCATGGTATGACATTTGAACTTCACCATACGTCCGACAGAAATATGTTCCCTCACCGGTGAATGAGTAATTACCGCCGAGTTCGATCGTTTGTGTACCAACGACACGTTCTCTATGGTTATTCAAGTGACGGTACTCAGAGTTACCACGTGTCTCTTCAAGACGATAACCTGTAACCTTCTCATCAAGGTACCCATGAACCCGAGTGGTGTGATTACCATTGACCTCAAGGTTATAGTTACCACGTACCACTTGGTTAAGGTCACCGTCGGACTCGAGATTCGTATCACCCTTAACACGTATATTCGCATCAGACTCAACAATAATATTACAGACACCACGAACGATGACGTTATGGTCTTTGGCCGTAATGGAATACGATGACCCTTCAGAAATTATCTCGGTATCACCATTCGCTAAAAGTGAAACTGCCGATCCATTCGCATGTCGTATGTGAATACGTTCAAAGCCAGGTGTATCATCATACTCAATGACATGACCGCCGGGCGTCTTCGTGATATTGTTATGTGGATATTGTGGATTGAACTGAGCCGGTGAAGGTATGATAGTCTTCGACGAATACGCCGAGTCAGTCAGTGACTTACGGCCGACTCGATTGTTCTTGTTCGTTACTGTACGTTCGACAGACCCAAGGTTAACATCAGAGCCGCCACCATCCCGTGAGTCAATACGAGGATATGCCCCTGTCGGATCCTGGAAACCCGCAGTTGGTCTGAGTCCCTTGTTTTTGTCATTCGCCATAGTAACATCCTTTAATGACTATTTATACAAGGTATCAAAAGCTGCGCAAATAGTATGAGTCGGAACAAAGAATGCACCCCGAGGTTTGCCACGTTCACGGCTATTTTGAACAGCGATAGCAATACCCGCAAACGTGTGGTCACCAGTAACCACCGCACCACCAGAGTAGCCCGGACGTACTCGATCAGTCCAGGCGAGCTGAACATCGTTTACGAGTAGACTCCCGTTGGCTATCATGAACTGCGGGTCTTCTGACATAATAACCCCAACCGCGACCTCAGAATTATGCATTCCGATCCAGTTAGCCGGATAACCGATGAACGCTACGTTACGTCCTTCCGGTTGGTACATACACTGAAAGGGTACCTTTATGTTTTCGATAGATGTCTTTAACTTAATTGCCAAGTCCCACGTTGGAAACCGTTCCCATCCTTCTTGTTGGCCATCGGTACAACTGCTGGTTACGTGATTTGCAGTTAGAATAAAGTCATCAAACTCTACAACAGTACCTACCGCTGGTCCGTTACTGTTTGTACACACAAACTTCTCAATTCCTATGTGGTGACCTTTTTCGTCTTGAGCCACGGCCTCAGCAATAATGCTTGTACACCAAAAAGCGATACCAACCACTAGTAAGAATAATACGTCCTTCCATCCCATATTACAGCCCCTTCATCAGTTTTTTTAACTCATCGATCTGTTTTTGCATATCTTCAATCTTCGCCTTATTCTCCTTTGCAGCCTGAATGGCTACAGCACTCAGCTTACTATAGTCAATAGATAGCAATCCATTATCATTCTCATGCACCACTTCGGGGAATAACTCACGCACTTCTTGTGCTATAAACCCAAACTCAAACCGATTGAGGTCATGGCGATTGTAACGAACAGGCCGGATCTTATCAATAGCTTCGGTCACACTAAGCGGTACAATACAATTCTTAAGGCGACGATCAGAGTAAGCAGTCACGTTACCTGTTGCGGTAAAGTCACCGGTCGTACGTGCAAACGTAAACCTTGTGGTTGTACCATCACGAACGTACCAATCACCTACATCAATGTCAGTATAAAGGTTCGAGGAATCAAACCGGAACTGAATATCGCTACCGGTCCCAAGGGTAATATCAACATTATCGTCAAGATGTAAACCAGTTGTCGCAGTAATAGTACCGACCACTTCGAGAGCTTCGGTTGCACCTTCAACGCCAATACCAACATTACCTTTAAAGTAGGCCCAGTCATCGTCTATATCGTACGTGAATAACTTAGTATTGTCGACCGCCTTCTCAATACCTATGGTATCAGGGCTTGTACGGTGAACGATTTGCGGAGAGTTAGTTGTGCTACCACTCTCTTTAAATTGAATAGTCTGAGGACCGCCTCCATCAATCACAACGTTCGGGGCCCCGGTGGTGTTAATGCTCAGTGTATTACCATCCCAAGTTAGCTCAGAATCACCTTCGATTGTCGTGGCATCTGTCCATACCGCAATCTGATTATCAACCGGAGTACCGGTATTTGATACGTTACCTGTTCCGCCACCAAGACCAGAGATCTCACCCTGAACATATGCTGTTGTAGCAATCTGTGTCGTGTTAGTCGAAGCTGCAGCGGTTGGTGCGGTTGGAGTACCGGTCAAAGTAGGTGAAGCCAGATCGGCCTTCGTACCCAATTCGGTAATGACATTTGTTCCGGCAACGGTCAGAGTACCCGGACTGTCAATTGTAATACCATGACCGTTGAGCAACTTGAGGTCATTGTTAGTTAGACGTGCCGCAATGACATTCGAACCATTTGACTTCACCGCAAACTCAATAAGGCCGTCTTCGGTTCCGTTAGTTACGTCCGAGGCCTTACCAGTAATCTTAGCGTATACGACTTCGCCCGAAGTATCGTTGTCACCTTTAAACTTGATCTGACCAATATAGTCACCATCATCAGGAGATGCAGACGTACGTACAAAGTCAAGGATAGGCGCAGCGTCTGACGTATCATTCGCTGTGGATAAAGTCATGGCCGGAGATGACGTACTGGTATTCGATACGTATAACGTGGTTCCGTTCCACGTAAAGTCTGAGTCACCTTCAATCGTACCGTCACCGGTCCATACGCCAATCTGGTTATCGACCGGGGTGCCAACCTTGGATACGTCACCACCACCTGCCGCACCGACCGCTGACTGAACAAAAGCCGTTGTTGCAAGTTGGGTTGTGTTCGTACCACCTGTAGCGGTCGGTGCTGTTGGTGTACCAGTAAGAGCAGGAGAAGCAAGAGGTGCCTTTAGCGCAATCGAGTCAGTAACGGTTGTTGCAAAGTTAGGATCATCACCCAGAGCTGCGGCTAGTTCATTCAGTGTATCAAGAGTACCCGGAGCCGAGTCGACAAGATCCGCAATAGCAACTGACACAAAGGCGGTTGTAGCAATCTGAGTCGTATTCGTTCCAGAACCTGCGGTTGGTGCAGTCGGGGTACCGGTCAAAGCCGGTGATGCCAAAGGTGCATACGAGCTCAGGTCAGTACTTGTCAGATAATCTTGGAGGTCAGAGATTTGGGACTCAGTAATACTCAGAGCCGCTTGGTGTTGGGTAACACTCACCTGTGTTATATTCGCAGCTGGTACGTTAGCCCATGTCACAGCAGAGGTCAGGTCATTCACCTCTGTACTTGTTGTAGCCGCTGTGGTCTGTGTTGTCCCATCAGGAAATTTAACACCTCCGACAGTGGTCTCGATTGTACCACCAGCGACTAGGCCATTCTTGACCTTGAAATCTTTATCGTTTGCCACAGTTCACTTTCCCCGTGTCTATAATGTTGTTACGTTGATTACATAGTCCGTACTGTTTGCACTAGCGGCAGTAACCAGTAACCGGACATTCCCACTATTTATATCCACATCGAATGTCGCAAGACTTGTATTGGTAAACACAGTACCATACTCGGTCGCAACAGCGGTTGTTCCGTCATGGGTGATCAGAAGCTTCACAATGTGACGTTCGGTCGCGACAGTATCAGTACAGGTCAGAACCAACTCAACCCCAGCGAATGTTGTAGCATCAAGAGACCAGATGACTGTCTGACCGGTTGATGTTGTATTTGCTGTAACGGTCGAACCACCACCTGCCGGTATCGAGAGTGACAGAGTACCACTGCCCAGTTCGTTCAGCGTAACAGAACCAGTCGCATCACCATTGACCGTAATCACCGGAGATGGTAGACCCGTAAAGTTATTAAAGTCCAGATAGTACGAACCAGGTTCATTGTTCAGGGTATCAGCGTTACCACCAGTAGCAGTTACATCCTTCGATGCCGGATCAGATACTAGCGAACCCAGATCGATCAGATCACCCAGACCACTTGCGTCACCCAGTCCGCCAAAGTCACCAACATCCGGTAATAGGTCACCGAGGTTACCAATGTTCCCCAGTCCGCCCACATCCGGGGTCGGTATCGTCGGGAAGTTAAATGGATCCAGTTTCGGAAGTTCTATCTTTCCTTCCGGTGCTGGTTGTGCATCAGATGTATCAGATGGTGTCGTAGCTATTTCCGGTTCAGGACTCGTGGTCTCCGGTACCTTTGAGGGGTCAGAAATTTTCGGAGCTTCTTCGGTCGGTTGCAGGGACTCAGAAGGTATACCACGTTGATCAGAGAACACAGATGCAGAATAGCCTTCGACATCGAAGTACGGAGTATAGAAACCATTAGCAGACTTCCGACCTTCGTTCTGATGTGGCTCAAGAGCACCAAACCCTTTGGTCCACGCAGAAGGGAACACGGACAGGAAGGAACGTACAAGTATCTTATAGGTTTCCCATTGAGCGTCAGTATAGTTCGATGCGTATCCGGAGTCCTCATTGGGATCCCATGTACCTACGAATTCTACACCAAGGACCTTTGCGTCAAGGACTGTGCGGATCGTAACACCAAACCCGTCGTATGGCCATTCGGTATGAGGATCACGGAAGGTACCAATCTCTTCAATGTGTACCGGATCTCGATCACCATATCTCTGATGTAACCCGTGTCTTTCGAGGTAACCCCCATCTCTCATACGTACTACGTCCACAGTGTTGAAATCAACTGCCTGGAAACGTTCGTGTCGAGACTTGTTACGGGTAGCGGCGAAGTATTCGGTTTGGTTAGAGACGATACGTTGCTCTTCTTCTGTACGGGTACCACTGGTCAGGGTCGGTACAGGGTTACCATCATCCCGATACTCTTTGAGCATGGACATCAGTTTGAGTTCGAATTCCATATCGAAGTCAAGGTTATCATCATTACCGGTCTCACCACCACCCAGACGGAACAGTGACCCAATATGGTCAATCAGTCTTTCAGGTTGTTCAATGGTTTCGGTTGTCGTACCACCTAACCCAGCATCAAGACCTTCGGTAGCGGGTTTGACCACGATCAACTTACCATCAGTACCAATCAGAAGGTGAGTCTTATAGTTTTTGTCATCACCAGCAGCTTCGTTCAGAGCCTCAACAGCATTGGCACCTACATCACCACCGAATCCTAATATGTATGGATAATCGATAGGGTGTGCAGCATTTACCACAAGACCAACCACCCGTGATTCAGGCGTCTGACGAGCATCTCTGGCCTGTTCAAAGAAATAGGTAATATGTTCTTCGGACTGTATGTTCGAGCCAGTATCCAGTTCCTCGGCGGGTATCGCGATTGGATAAGAACCGGTGTCATCCTCATTACGGTTCGAACTATAAGCAGCCGCGGCCTGATTTGCGCTCGTGGTTGTCTGTTCCCGATTCTCTTCAGGATCCTTGAAGAACTTCTGTTGGGTAATAGCAGCTGCGGCATCACCCGGTGTATCAACCGATCTCTGTACAGTACCACCATTATTGTCTTCAACCGTATAGGAAGTAATACCACGTACCTGTTCAACAAGGAACAATACCTGAGTCTTAAAGTCTTCGTGTGTGGTACCAAGAGAACTTGCGAACTCTCTTAATGATTCTTTCTCTCGACTGTCCCATAGACCAATACCATACTCATTATCACCTTCGTACAATGGGTCATAACCTGCATGGGTATCAAGTGCGGCCAAGAGACCAGAGGCTTGGTTCTCACTCAACCCCTGAGCCCGTGCGATGTTATATACCTGTTCCTGTGGACTGAGACCTAACTCTTCAATGTCAGTGTTCTGTACCGAAGATTCCGAGTTCACGTACTGTACGTCTGTGGTACTCTTAATACCAGGCATCGTACCCTGTACCAGGAACTGTTGATAGCTACTGTCCAGGAAGATACCATAGACCATAGACCCAACCTGCATACCGACAGGTGATGTCCCTGTACCAGAGATACTGGCACTGTTGACCGGTGTCATAACCTGAGACCATGGAAGATCCCGTGTTGGTATGAGTGTCTTGTCAGGTGTATGGATACCAAAGATACGTATACGAACCCGACCTGCCTGTAATGGATCTCTTATATCCTCACAGACACCGATACCCCAATGTGAGGTATTCCCATAGTACGTATCATTTTTCATAATGGATCCTATCGTGTACCATCAAACTCACCTTGGTTACTTGTACGTTTCAAACCCAGGGAACACACATAGTTATTTGTATGGACACTGAACTTATGACGTACGGCCGTGATGAGGAACTTACCTGAGTACTTCTGGTCAATCATCCCATCAATCGAAACCTCAGTTGTCTGTGGACTTGTTATAGGAATATTTATATCGATCACCCGACCAATGGAGGTGTTCATATCCTGTGAGAACATGTGCCATCCATTAATCGCAATCTCGGAACAGCTCTTGTCAAGGAAGTACTTATCGGCCTTACTGTTCAGACCCAACCGGTAATCGGCCAACTCGGTCTCTTCTTCGTACGCGGTACTCTCATCACCAAACGAAAGACTTGTGTTCAGTGTGGTCACGAACGCCTGGCCACGTATCTCAAAGTTCTTATCATACGGCAGACCATCATAACCCAACTCAGGTTCTTTGTTCTCGTGGTACTCTCTATGGCTATAGTCAAAGTACCGTACCTCGTTCTTGAATGGATCCACAGTACACCGTAACGCATCAAGGATACCGGTATGTTGAGCGTCAATGATACGGTCATTACTCTTCTGTACGTGACTCAGTATCTGGTTAGCGTTGTCATTAAAGTCACTGACACCGGCCGGTCGTAATGAGAAGGACGTGTTGAGTACGTTCTCACTGTCATAGAGACTCTCAAGACTTTTGAGGTGTAACCCTTCTTTCAGTGAACTATAGAAGAAGAATGGCTTACCCTCTGAGGTGGTGGTCTGGTCCAGGATCCACCGACACGCCTGTAATGGACGTAGGTTCGGTACAATCAACTTCGAACTCTGGTAACTAATGTCCATATCACCTATATCAACATCAAGATCCGTCGCACAGATGCTACGTATCATATTACTGTGGTTGGTATCGTATACTCGACTCACATGACGGAAATGGTTCTGATACCCATGAGTCTCCATAATGTGAATGATAAAGGATACGACCATACCGTTCTCTTGACGTTTATGATCTGTCACCTGGTAGATAACAAACTCCTTGGTCACGACCTTGGCGTCTGTGTTGTTCTGTAACTTGAGTATGATCTTCTCTGTACCACCGAACTGTAATGACCCAATACCAGCACTATCGATCACAGCAATGGTACCTGTCAGGTAGGGTAGGTTAATGTCCTCGTATATGTTCACCTCAGGACAGCTGTTCGTGATGTTCATCTCAATAGGTGCATCACGCTCGATACGTAATACAATAGAATCCTCGTACGGGATAAAGGCATTCGGTGCTGCAGCGTAATTAGGCATCTAACGACTCTCTTAATAGCTTAGTGACCTGCCGTGCAATACCAGGTGTCAGTACCTTCACCCGTCGTAACTCATCATTCAGGTCCACATATTCCTCATAGAAAGATACCATATTGTATGGCGATAAATGGGTATACACGTCCGGGTTATCCGGATCATCGAACACACCCCCCTGTGCGTCATCATCACCCTCCGGACCACGACCTCTGAAGTCAACCGAATAGTCAACGTCCACATTGTCCCCATTCCCGTCCTCAACATGACTGAAACCCAGATACGCCGGATCGTGTAGTATACTCACCGTTACGTCATGATCACCAGATCGTATGGTCTCGTTCACATCAAACGTACCCACAATATCCTTTACGAACACCTGACCCATCAATACGTTCTTCGCATAGACCACACCGGTCGCACCACTGTCCTGACCCACAACAGTATCACCTACGTCAAACGATCCCACCAGTATATGCATCTCATTACCGGTCTCGCCTGATACCTTACTGCCAAAGACCACCATACAAACACCCGGAAAGTCCTTGTCCATCTGTACCAACAGGTCCTGCTGACTCAATGGCCAACCATGATCCTTTAACCCCGGGTTCAACAAGAAGAAGGTCCAGTGCAAATCAACAGTATCATACAACCTTTGACTTAACTGATCTGGCCTCTCACCATCACGTAACTGTACCAACTGATACGCCGAACTGTTATCCTCAATCTGATCCAGTATGGTACTGTACTGACTGATGTTCGTATACTCTGTGGTATCAGCGTTCGTACCAAACTTATATGGTATCAAACTAAAGTTCTTGAAGTAACTCATTACGCAGGTCCTATCTGATCGTTCGTAGAGCTCATACCACCCTGCTGGTTAAGACTCATATTAGACTGTATGTTCGTATTATTCTCAGAGATCGCCACATTGCCACCACCCAATCCACCCAATCCAGCAGCCGCAGCAGCCAGTCGCATTGCTTCCGCATTATCATTAGCAGCTTCAACATCCGTCGGCTGATTGGCCACACGCAGCTCACCACGCTTCTTAATCCTATAAGCCGTATTCCCCTGCCGGGTCTGATACGCTTCCATAAGACCAGCTGCGGCCAGCTCCTCGTCCGTCATAGACATCAACTCATTCATCGTATACTGATCAGAACTCATATCATAACCAGAGTCTTCCATACGACCACGGAGCCTTGCGATCTCAGCACGTCTTGTGGCCTCAGGTAACGCTTCTTGCAATGATTCGAGCTCTGCCTGTTCGGCCTCTGTACGGCGATCGCGACGTATTCGCGCAAGGTTATGCATACGCTGCCGTACCCGGGCCTCTTCGGCCTCAGCCATTGCACGATCCGCTTCGATCTGTGATTCAGTAAAGAGATCCAACGTCTTCCCTACCAGACTCTTTACGATATCATATGTCCCCTGTAAGAAATCAACGACGAAACCCACAGTGGCGGATACGATCTCTTCGACCCGGGTCTTTATGGCAGCGGTCTGTTCCGGGTCCATACCGAATATGAATCCGGCCAGATCAACGAACCCATTAATGAACGTACTGATCGCTGCTGAGAGCCCGGCCTTCAGAGCCTCTACGATATCACCGGTTTCCATGAACGTCCTTATACCCGCGTAGATCCCGCTGAATACGGACGTGATGAGAGTTATCGCCTGGCCGAGTCCGGGGATCACACGCAGGAACTTACCAGCGATCGGTATTACCTTTCCTACCTTCGCTAACAGAGACCCGAACGTTTTAATACCACCCGCGACCATGCGCAGCGCTCGCCCAGCGATCGGGAATACCTTTCCTACCTTGGATATGCCGAGGCTGAAGCCTGCGCCGACCGCCGCTATCATCTTTCCTGCATTCGCGAACAGAGACACGAACGTTGTAATACCACGCCCGACCATCGCTATCTTATCACGGATCCCTTCGAACACAGCCCCATCCGTAATCCCTTTCAGCGCTAGCCAGAGCTCTGAACCGAGGACAGCCGCAATGCCCCCCAGCACAAGACCTGAGATCATCCCCAGTACCTTCCTTATGAAACCACCAGGCGTATTGCGATCTTCGCTATCCTTCTTATCCCCTATAACCTTTGGTTTCACCGTCCCTGTATCACGTGACTCTCTCACGAGTTGCGCGTCCCGTTCGCGTTTTTTCTCGAGATTGAAAAGTCTACCAAGAAACGTACCCGATTTGTTCTGAGCTTTTGTTATACTCTCAAGACCTTCGTCTGTTTCGCTATTACCACGCTTATCAAGCTGATTACCCTTCGCAAGAGCTACATTCATCTTTGACATGGAGTCCGCCGTACCAACCAGTACCGCACCTAACCTTATAATAGACTCATTGACCGCATTGAGCGCTTCAAGTTGACTATTGAGCAGCGTATTGGTTTCGCGCATAATGATATTATTATCGATGTCACGCCCGATCTGTAGTTCTTCGGTTGCTCTTCTTTCGTTATTGTGTATATTCAGTACATCAATAACCTGTTGAAGGTCTGCCATTAGAATAATCTCCTTACACTATTTGCGACCGAGCCTGCGATGTCTATGTCGGTGATGTCTCGAATGATACGATTGGCCTTGGTGATCTTCCCTATGGCTTTATTGACCTTGGCTTCGGTACCGGTTTTCATTTCGTAGTTTGCGACCTGTAGTGTCACGGTTAATTCAAGTGGTGTGTCCGAGTTTGCGTTCGACAGTTCATACGATACTCTTGTCTTCGGGAAACAATCCATCAGGCGAGTTGTCATTGTGACATTCCCTTCTTTGTCTAACGTGTCGACATGTATATCCTTGACCGAATCACTGTAGTACGCTACCCGACCATGCTCATCAACGATACTATCAAACCAATTCTCAAAGTACGTACGTATTAATCCGTTCGCTGTATCCGTAAAGACTAACCGTGATTCTGATATCTGGAATCCGGTTGCGTGCGCGAGCGGTGCGCGTGACCCATGTTTCCGTTCGGCCTTCATCTCAAGATCAAAGCCTGGTACTTGCACACTCTTACACAGTACATTGAGCTCCGATCCATTGGCATCTTCATAACCCAATGCCTTTTCGATCAAGGGCAGGTTAATGACCGGTAGTCGTACCTGGAATCTGTTAGTATACTGAGGTCCGCCGTGCTTACTCAGCGTATGCATAAATCTTCTTACGTCAAGGGTCATGGTTCTCTCGTTATCTCTCTTAACCGAATGGGGTCTAACTCAACAAAGAGTCCGTTCTTTACTCGTGCCCATGGAATGTATTTATAGGCCGGGCTGTAGGATGCGTGGTAACGGTATACACGATAAAACAGACGTCGCATTTGCATGTCACGATACTTCTGATCCTTGTACGCATTGATCGTCAAATACTCATTGACTACCGTAACCCGTAGCTTCGGATCTGTCAGTGCCATGAGATTGATCCCATAGATACCACGTCGAGGATCACGACCAGGTGCGGGTACGAACAAGAACGCTGCGGGTAGCAACTCAATGTCATCTGCCGGATTCTTGAACTCAAACGCGTATATGCTGTACGGTGTTAGATTGGTACTACCACTGAATCTCATTTTTTTGCCCCTAGTCCAGTAATCGATTAGCTTTGCCATTAGAACTTTAATATCCCACTGCTCTTCAGGAAGTGCTCATCCCAGATCATAAAAGTCCACCCTTGCTTCTTCGCAAACTGTCGCGCTGCGTCCCACTTGTTTTGGTTCTTGATGTAGGTCAATGACTCTGTCATATACCTCTGTCGGTTAGCAGACTTACGTGGGGGTCTGGTCTCCTTGGATGGTTTGATCTCAATGATCCATTTCCTACCATCGGCCATCTCAAGGTACAGGTCCACAAAGTACCGATGGGGTTTACCATCAACCGAACTACGATACGGAATGACTATACCTTCACTGTTCCATTGTTTGACGTGTGGCTGACGATCGCACCACAGAAATGCAGCACGTTCCCACGAAGATCTGTAGACCACATCATCGATGTCGCCTATGTACTTCGAGGGGTTCTTGACTCTGTACTTGCCTTTGTGAGTCTGCTTACCGAACGCCATATAAATACTCCATAGCATTTATTTATACGAGGTATCGAATGGGACTCTTCAGTAAAGCAAAAGAACGTCTGGGCAATAAGCTTCAGGGTGCAATCCAGGATGGTAAGAATCGTGCCATAGGTGAGATCAACACCGGAGTGAACCGTATCAATGGTCTCCTGAATCCGAATGCCCGAACCGGTGCAAGTATGCCCGGTCGTGAGGAGTCACTGTACTACCCACTCGATCGTTCTCCTGATAACCCACGGGGTGATCGTACTGCATACTGGCTGAAGATTGAAGCCCAGGAGACCAAGACCCTGACTGCGGCCAATACACTTGGACTTGAGCGGGGTGTCGAAGTCATTCGTGAACAAGAGACCGGTATCACTACCAAGACCATCTGGTTGTATATGCCTACCATGTCACAAAACGATTCAATTCAGACTGACGAAACCGAACTTGGTGTCATGGGTCGTGCAGCTGCTTCGGCCATTCAGAATTCTCAAGGTGGTATCATGTCTGGCCTAACAGCTGCGGCTGATCAAGGTATGACTCAGATGGCATCGACCGTATCTGATATGAGATCTGGTAACACACCGAGCATTGGTACTATCGCAACAGCCATCGGTCTGTCCAAGGATATACCTGTCGTGAAGAAGGTGTCGAACACTGTATCAGCCACTGTTGGTATTACCAAAGATCCTCATGCGATCTCACTGTTCCAGAAGGTGAACCTACGTGCGCACGAATTCGCGTTTAACTTCGTACCTACTTCTGCAGCTGAAGGACAACAAGTCTCGGCCATCATCCGCTTCTTCCGTACTGTCATGTATCCTGTATCGATCAAGGCCAAGGATGCATTTCCGTCTGACTACGAAATCACCGGTGCTGTGACCGAAACTACCGAGTCGAACACGGACCTTCTGGTACCTGGCACGACCGCTGGTGAAATCGCTGACGTCAGTGTAGCCTTCATCCACCCGAACACATTCCGTCTATCCGCATGGCGTGTCAACGAAGACGGTGAAATGGTCTCACTTGCTGGATCGGGTCTCTTCTACAAGGAGTGTATCCTGGCCGGTGTCGCAACTGACTTTGACCCAAACCGTTCAATGGCTCAACGTCCGGATGGTGGATTCCCTGCTACGAACATGACCTTACAGTTCAAGGAGATCGAAACCCTCAACCGCCAAGATATACGATTGGCGTACGAAGGTAACGAGGTATAATAAAAAAGGCCCCGCAAGGGGCCTTTCTCTTTAGATCTGTCCAGATTCTTTCATACGCTCTTCTTCCTTCTTCAAATCATCGATATAAAGCTGGATATAGACTTCGCGTTCCCATGGTGCCTGAGACTCAATCTCTTGGAACGACCAATTCATCTTGTGCTTCATAACGAAGTTGGTCTTGTAGTAGTTCTCGAGATTGTTATATCCCAGGCCTATGCGAAAAAATCAGATACACCTTTGAGTACCGTCTGGTTGTGCTTACCGCAGTTACCACATACAAACGAAACGTCCATAGACACTTGAGGTATCTCTTGAATGAATGCCAATATCAATTGCATCTGATCAGCTGTCATAGACTGAATAAATGACTGACGCTCTTCGAGAGTCTCATCATGGAATACCATCACCTCATCGACCGTGTATACCTTATCGATCACCAAGTCTAGCATTGCGAAGGCCAGTTCAGCCTGATCTTCGAGTACCTCTTGGATCTCAATAACATCGTCGATGCCTGGCTCAGTAAGCCCGAGCGTGATACCACCACCAAGATCGACCTTGTTACTCTCAGGTCCTTTGGATACGTATACGCCATTCTCGAAATCTATGTCGTATACGTTCTTGGTATCACACGAGCCGCATGACAGATTGAGCGTTTCTTGTTCTCCTACAGATTTAGCACGTAACTGTAGAAACATGTAGTCGAGGTCGTAGCCCTTCAGTTGGGTCACATCAAAGCCTTCGGTCGTAACACATTGTGATACAACTCTCTTGATTACATCATACAACACTCGCGGTGCCATAGACTGTGACGCAATAAGAAAGAGCTTCTCCTCACCAACAAGGAAGGGCCTGAACTCAACAGTCTCACCTGTCGAAGGTACTGTGGTCTTATACAGTAGTGTACTGTTTAGCTTAGGTAACGCCATTGATATTAGTCCTCGTCAGCCAGACCTTGGAAGAACGACAATGTATCATCATCGTCATCATCCGCTGCAGGTGCAGGATCTGCAGATGGGGCTGGACGTGTCGGTGCAAACTCATCAGGATCTCGGCTGACCGTTGGTGCAGGAGCCGATGGCCGTACTGGCTCTTCAGCTTCGATACACAATACACGGTTCAACTAGCCTTCAACTCAGCATACGACTTAAACTTATCGGGTGCGATGAGCGAAGACAATGGAGTCAGGCCATTGTAGATCTCTTCGAGTTTTGCATCATCCTCTGACAGGACACGTTTGTCACGGAAGTGTGACTTATCGTAGTTGACCCAACCCTCTACGTTTGTAATCTTCATGTGGAAGTCTGCACCTTCCCAGAAGTCAAACGGATTGACTGGCTCATCACCGTCAAAGACGGGGTTCATTGCATCCTTGATCTTGTCAAAGATCTTTGGACCAAACCGGTATTGGAATGTCTTGTTGTCATTCTCGGGATTGGCAAAGTCTTTGATCACAAGGATGTTCGCAACATAGTGCATTTTACGCTTCTGAGCACGTGCCTGATCTTTATCAGCATCGACACCTGAATTCCAGAGACGGCTGTTGAACTCAGAGACTGGATCATCCTGACCGATTGTGGTCAACGACTTCTCTGTGTAATACTGACCTGTAGGTCCTTTGAACCAGTGGTCATAATAGGTAATCCAGGGTGTGGTATCACCTTCAGCTGCGGGGAGGAAGCGAATGATAGCCTGGCCATTGCCAGCTTTATCACGCTCTGGTTTCCAGAAGTTGTCTCGGTTACCAGCACCACCTTTATTGGTAGACTCGATTTGAGACTTCAGCTTGTCAAGTTCAGCTTGACGTGACTTCTTCATTGAAGCAAACGACATATTATTTTCCTTTTAACTATCGACTAAATATGATTTTTGATGACCTTAGCAGTAAGGTCTTTATATTTATCCACATCGATATTGAAGAATGACCGGTACTTGATCAACTTCTTACGTGTGGTTGGCCAGAGCAGTGTGTCACTACTACGAGCCTTGTTGAGCCAACGGAAAACCATATCCATTAAAACCGCTGACTCATAACTGATTTCGCCGTGATGTATCTTCGATATGATGACCGGATCGGTGGTATCATAATCCTGTATGAACAGATGGTCAAGCTTACGAGTGATGTCAAGGAGATCACGAAGATCGTCTTGATAATGGCGTGACATATTCTCACGTCGTACCATGAACTCGTCTACTATGTCATCTGAACTCAACACATCAGCAACATAACCCTTGTCCTGAAGTGTACACGCAACGATGGCCTTTGTCCACTTGTCTTGCGTCTTGTATATCTTCGGGGCACGGTAAAAGAACGAAGCATCACGTCTCCTCAAGAATGAGGACTCACTGACATTCGCACGTCCGTTGTACTTGTGAATGTCGTAACTGTCACTCGAAAAATGAGTGGACACAGCAATATAGATACGGTATGCTTCGAAAGGCGTCATACTATTATTCTATCACATATTGAAGGGATTGTACACAGTCAATTACAGAAATGCACCGAGTGATGCCTTACTACCTCTCAACAGATTGAGAGCCAATGCCTCCTATTCAATCATCCCACGTACGGTAGGATCGATTAGATTCTTTACGTCTTCAGGATCGATAGAACGTTCTTCACATACCTGAAGCACAGCTTCAATTGTCCCGACCTCATACTCTTTCTTGATGTTGACGACCAAGCTGCTGAACTGCTTCTTTGTCAGTAGCTTTGCGTCTGACTCATCGGTCAAGCGTTCAATTTCAACCTTACGTAGTTTCATATTATAACTCCAAATGTAGCGAATATCACGCCATAGATAACTAGGACGACTGCGAAGACAGCCATTGTGGCTTCAAAACTATTCATACTATTTCCACAACAGTGAAAGGCTGATGAACGACAACGAGAAGACGATGAACCGGTCAAGAAGTAAGATACCTGGTGATACAGGTGTCATCACAACTGCATCTTCAACTTCAACATCATTCTCGTCCAGGGTCCGTTGAAGATCGAAGTGGTAAATCCACCCAGACAGTATCTTGGAGATACACGTACTCCCAATCACACACAGGCCAAATATTAATAAACTTACCATTAGAACGCTTTCATAATTATGCAGTTGTCATTCAGACGACCGGATGCTTGTGACTCACTTGACTTGATGGTCGCAAAAGCCTTTGTCAACTTGGTCTTAGCATCAGTTTTCAGGAAGGCCTGAAGCTGTTCTTCAGGCTTACGGAGGGTCTTCTGGGCGGAACTATTCGCACCCTTCAACGAAGTACCCGATACCTCAAACCCGCCAGTACTGAAGTACCATATGAGCTTTCGGTATTTAGTGTTGAACACAAGGACGTTGTTTGCGCCCACAACCTTCTCAGGATTGATAGACACCACCTTGTATTCGGACGACTCTTTGAGATATTTGAGGTCACGTATCTGACGAACCGCGGGGGTCTTCTTCTTGACCCGGGGTTTTGACACACGCTTCGGAGTGACCAACGAACGATCCAGATCAACGACCATGGCCTCGTACGCTTTGACTAGTTTCTTCTGGAACCGAACACCATAGGTCTCTTTGGACTCAGCGGTCTTGGCTTCAGCGATACGACCTTCTAACCACTCACGAACAACACCATTGAGTATGGTACGTGATGGATTGAAGGTACGAATACGATCATAGAGATTGAACTCAGGAATCTCTTTGTTCTCGATAACCACATCCTCGAAGTCATACTCGAGTTCGTAGAGGATCTGTGTGTCAGAGTCATATACCTTACGAACAGCACGTGGCTTTGTATCAGCCACTGACTTACGAGCTTCGGTGACCAGTCCTTTGAGTCTGGCCATAAGGTTACTCACGTGACCAGCCTCACGCTCATCGAGTTTCCATCCGAGTTGGTACATACGAACCAGCTTCATGAAGCCAGTGTGTTCGTTCTCGAACTGAATACCATTGAGACCTGTGATGTCTGCGGCAGACCAACCCAACTCTTTGGCGTACGCCTTGATGACGTCACGGTAATCCTTCTTGACGTCATACATGTACGCATACCAGTTGAGTGCCTGACTTTGCATCAGTCGGCGGTCACGTTCACTCAGAGTGTCGAAGTTAACCTTGTCGAACTCCATCTCGTTACCGATATACTTAGTATCGTACTTACGAGAGAGTGTCGGTCCGGTAGACTTCTTGTTCTTCTTCTTTGCTGCCATAGTAACTCCTATTCAATCATAATACCAGTATATCACATTTCGATGGTATTGTACACAACTAATTTACATTTCCATGTAGAAATGTGAGCCAACCTGCTGTCGTGCCGAAACACTCCAGTACGGATCAATCTCAGTTGTATGGTAGTGGTTGGCGTTACCGACTGGATTCTCGACCATATTGTTCAGGCTGAGCCAGGCAATGTACTGGCTGGTTTCCCATGCACGATCTTCACGTGGCATGTCGCTGAGTCCATCGTGTGTCCATGAGAATTGCTTATTGTCCCATACGACATCACATACAGTGTCAGGCCAACGCCAATCCGCTGTGCGGTTCTTGACGACTTCAGCCACAGCAATCTGGTCTTCGGTGGTTGATCCGCGAGCTTCATGGTAAATGTTGATTGCCATACATAGCAACTCTTCACGGTCATCTACATCTTCGCCGATCTCACTGATGATATCGGTCTCTTGATACAGACGACGGTTCGTGTCGTTATAGTGGTATACCATAGGAACGTAGTCAACCGTAGCAGATACCTCCGAGGATGGCTCGATCACACCTTCTGACATGATGACCACGTGGTCTGGTTCTCTTGGTGTTTCTTCAGCCAAGGCACTAACGAGTGTGGCCATACTCATATAGATCGGTAGGCCGACTGATATAGCCAAACCGATCTTCGTCTTGTTGTCAAGGTTTCTCATCATATAACCAGTATACCACGCTTTGGATCGTTTGTACACAGTTATTTTAGTACAGAGTCAATAAGCGTCCTACGAGTAGAAACACCGCACTGACGACAAGGTCAACCCAATCCTCAAGATCAATGTCTCTCCATGACTGAACTGCATTCTTGAGGTCCATGACGATACTTGTCAACGTACGAGCACCAAGGATAAAACCACATACCATGAGTGCAAAGCCCAGATAGTCTAGTGCGAAGTCGAGTAGCATATTCATTCTGATAATCCTCTTGTGTATGTTGCTTTACCATTGACGAACGTAGCTGTCAGTACGTCCTTTCTATTGGGCCCGAAGTCAGTGAACGAACAGTGAACCCATCCAGATCCTATGACATACTTACGATGACCTTCAAGGATCAGCTGATCGAAGGTGAGATTGTCACGGATCCATGTTGCCAGATCATAGTTCGATACACCTGGTACTTCGAAGTCGGCCGCTTGACCGCTGCAATGCTGTGATCGCGTCGAACCACCGATAGCGGTGTTCAAGAACTTCGAACGATAGCCTGACGAGATCTGGACTGGACCGAACTCATCACGGACTGGCTGTAACACGTTGTCAACCAGTGACCGAAGGCTCGGTAGGTGTTGAGGAGGTACCTCGTTGTTATAGCCGAGTCGAATAGCTGTTTGTGACTTCTCGAACTCAGCCAACATAAAGTTCTTCGATAGACGCATTACAAGTACTCCGCTGGGATAAACACATCATCACGCATCAGGCGAGTAATACGCTTGTAGCCATACTCTTTCTCAAACCAACGTCTGAAGTATGAGTTACCCTGACGCAGTTCCTGGCCTTCGCCTTCACTATCGAACCCGTGAATGAGACCTTTATTCTCGACCACGATCAATGGACGACAGCGATTAATGGTATTCTCAGCTCCACGTAGTGCTTCGGCTTCCATACCTTCAATGTCAAGCCAGATTAGCAGGCAGTCACTCAGATAAAGGTTGTCGATGCTCATGAGCTCTAGCTCACCATCTGCATCTGCAGTGAGACCTGTTGCACCACAGTTACCCTCTTCGGTGAACGTGATTGATGCAGAGTCAGCCTCACGACCAAGTCCCATATTCAACAGAGTGATGTTGTCACCACCGTGCTTCTCGATGTTCTTCTTGGCAAGCTTATACAGCTCGGGCAGTGGCTCGAACGTAACCACGTGGTCAAACGCCTTGGCCAACTGAACCGGGAAGTAACCACAGTTGGCACCGGCCTGAATAGCCGAACCAGTCTCAGGAGCATCGATACGCTCGAGTAGGTCCAAGATCTGAGCACCTTTGTTATTCCATTCATTGTAGATGGACTCAGCAGTGTGCTTCTCCCCTTTGGGGTATTCGTATCCCTTAAACTTCATTCTCTTCTCCATCAAAAAACTTATTACATAGGAAACAATAACCATCCACAATATCGTGGTTACACATCTCCTGACACCGACGTACGTTCTCGTAGTACACTCGGTACATTTCCTTCAACTCATCACTCATCACGCAAAGAAATCCTCTAGGCTTGCTACACTTGTAATCTTTTTCCGTTAGCTTTATTTTTGTTTATCCCTAAAAGAAGAGATCCAGTGCATTGCTCTTCGACTCACAGGTTTCTCAGCAAACTTCTTACCCCATTTATAACCAGCCTGTGCAGATTTTTTCCACTGTTCTCCTTCAGAGTTATCGAGAATTAAAAGATTTTGTCCGAACAGCCCCTGAAATCTTCCAATATTATTTTGAACATCTTTCCACATTTTTTTAACCGTTGCATCAGGCAATGACCGCTGTCTTGCTTGGTTTCTAGAAAGGGCAGTTTCCAAATCTGTGTTTACAAATATCATTGCCACTTCATATCCTAGCGATTGCAATTCTTGTGCTTGCCCTTTGATTTTTTCAGCATCTTTTCCTGTGCCATCAATAACCAAACCCATACGACCTTCAACCCATTGATCGAGTCGCATTCCCGTTAGTTTCTTTGCTCTGTCTCTTATTGCTTGTCCTTGTGCAGAGAAGATAGTTTCAGGATCCATTGTCAATCCAGCTTTTTTCATGGCTGCTTCAAACATATCGTCTGAATTCACAATTTTAAATCCATGAGCTGTTAAAGCAGTTTCGCCAACCATAAATGATTTACCTGAACCAGGACCACCCGCCAAAAATATTGCTTTAAATATTGAAGGATCATTTGGTCCTTCTTTTAGATAATCCATAAGCGTCTTCATGACGATACCTTTCTTAGTATATGTGAATGCTAAATATTTATAAAGGAATTACTCATTACGCAAAGAAATCCTCTAGGCTTGCTACGCCTGCCCACTTCCTACCTTCAGGTGTTTGTGGATCGACCGTGTTTGTACACAGCCGTTCATCCGTTCGATCCGGACTTCTTTAAGATAGTCTTGGAGACCAAGAGTCTCAACAAGATAGTCACTGGCTTTCTCGAGCATCTCAAAGATCGCTACTTCTTTTTGACTCCGGCTGTTCGCTTGACAGTAAAATTTGGCCATAATATAATCCTCATTATTATTATATATACAGTATACCACACTTTGGCGGTCTTGTACACAGTTAATGTGCACTTTTTGCAAAAAGTTTGGTACGCCCAGTAGGATTCGAACCTACGACATTCCGATTAAAAGTCGGACGCTCTGGCCAGCTGAGCTATGGGCGCTTGATATTATTCGTATACCCGATTGTGTGTATCGCCGCATCGAACAAACCGACCTAGTCTTGGTAGGTCACCGACTGACCGTGCACCAACGTACGTACATGTCGAACGGATTCCACCGAACAGATCATCGAGAGTGTTGATGACAGATCCACGATATGGTACAATGACCTCACGACCTTCAGCACAACGATACTCACGAAGACCACCATTGTGTTTGTCGTTTGCAGCACGTGAACTCATACCATAGAACTTAACGAACTGACGTTCTTCGATCACATCATCCCATCCACACTCGAACACATCCACATCACCATGGAAGTATGTTTGAGCACGAACCTCACCGGTCTTGAAGTATCGTGTGATAACCTCACCACCACCTTCGTCGTGGCCAGCCAACATGCCACCGAGCATAACCAGATCAGCACCAGCAACCAACGCCTTTGACACATCACCCGGTGTGGTACAACCGCCATCCGCGATGATCATTCCACCTAACGGATCAGCCACGGCCGCACACTCTTGTACCGCAGACAGTTGAGGGTAACCAACACCGGTTTGAATACGAGTCGTACACACTGACCCAGGACCGATTCCTACCTTGACAGCATTAGCACCAGCTCGTATCAAAGCTTCAGTCTGTGACGCAGTCACTACATTACCCGCGATGATAAATGACTCTTCGAACGTATGAGACAGCTCCTCGACCACAGTCAATAGCTTCTCGAGGTATCCATTCGCGACATCGACGCAGATATATGGAAGTGTCATCGTTTCAGAAAGGGCATATAGATTCTCAATGTCGCGGTTACTTGTACCGACCGTAACTACGCAGTGTCTGAATACGCTGGGTGATGCCTTGGCAAACTCAAAGATTTCATCGATGCTGTACGACTTGTTAAGGAACGTAAGACAGTCATACTGACTTAAGACCTCTGCCATCTCAAACGTACCAACGCCATCCATGTTTGCAGCACAGATAGGTCCGAATCCTGTATCGAGGTTATAGGTCTCGACCTCTTTGCGTGAATCAATGTCTGACGCACGTGGTACGATCAACACGTCTTTATAGTCGAGCTTACAATCCATTGATGATTTCCTCTTTGGTGTCTTCAATACGTTCTACGATCTCACGCAGTTCGGTATTACGTATCTTGCGTGAGTCTTGTCCATTATATTCACGGCTCGACTTCAGGTTAAACTCGTCGACGAGGCGTATGTACTCAGCTAGTTTTGCAAATGAATCAGCCATTCTGTTCTCTCCATAAGTTGATCGTATCCATCAGGGGTTGTTGCCAATCGCTACGCTTCTCGATAAAGACCTGAGGCCGTGGGGTCTCTTCGTTAGCGATAATCGTAACGAGTTGGCTGATAGGTTCACCGGTTAACTCCTCCCACGCAATGGCATAGAATGACTCTTGCATGAAATAGTTATCGATGTACTTACGTGACTTCGGTTTCGATGATGTCTTAAAGTCGATGATCGACCGCTTACCATCAAACTCACCGATGAGATCGACACGTCCGGCCACACCCAAATAGTGGGAGTATAATGCAGCTTCGATGGCATTGACTTCGGTCAATCGCTCTTCGAGGACGTATGCGACTTGCTTATAGAGGAACTCAATGAGCGGAGTCTCAAGAGTTGGTTCAATATTCTTAACGAGTGACTCAAGTGCATCGTGAGTCAGTGTACCACGACGTGCAGCCTGAGCTGAGATCTTGTTGGCCTTCTCGTAGCCAACGCGTTTGCGCCATGCTTCAATCGCATCCTTTGATAGGATCGACAAGACCGTGGTAATCGAAGGATACTTCTTCCCATCAGGAGTCTCGTACGTGCGTCCAGTCTTCTTAGTCTCACATATGAGATCTTGGTGACCAATGTCAATTATGTTATGTGGGAAATACATCTTACCTCTTTCTACAGCGTGGCATAATAGCCTTGATATTGTGATGGCCTAATTCTGCCGGGAGCCATAAACCGTTTGAAGTCCTCATTGAGTAACCAACCGACCGCAGCATACGGATTAGCCGGAGTAGGCAGGTCTACGTTATAGTTGTACCCAACGATGATACGTGTCGGACACGCGTCAGGATACTTCATGGCACGTTCAAACTTCTCGTACTGACGTGTTGCCATGTTATAATACTGTGTACGGTTCGGGATGTTCTTGACCTCAATACGATGGTCGTCATACTCCACGTCCCACATGTATGTCTTAGGGTCTGTGTGGTCAAAGCCATCACGATTGTATTGGTTTGGCTTGGCACCGAGTCTGATCAGTGCAATCTCTGCCATCTCGCCGAGGAGGGTCGAGTGGTATATCTGTGATGCCTGTCGACCATGTGAGGTGATATCGTTCATAGCGATGTCCATGGCCTTCATCTTGATGCGATCGAAGTCGTCATCGAGTAGGGTGAATCGTGTCACACTCTGTGTCAGTTGTTCAATCGGGGTCATTATATAGATCCTTGTAACAAGTACGGAACGCCAAAGAAGTAGAGACTATAAACTATGATGAAGATAGCCTCAAAGGTTCTGTATTGTATTTTACTAAAGGGTTTGCTCATATCTTTCCTTGAGTGTAGACGCCGCATTGAGTGAAGACTTCACGGACCAATGATCGGGGTTTAACTCAGGGCAATCTACGCCATACACCTTTTCATAGAACAGCTTGTACATGTCAAGGTTGAAAGCGATTTGATGCTTTTCGAATATAGTTTTCATACGTGTTCTCCATAACAATCACATATACCAGTATACCATAGAAATCAGGCCTTGTACACAGCTATTTTGCGCACAAGGCCATTTTTTTAATTGGCATAAGGCGAACATGATGATCGCCTATTTGCATACTCACGGCATATACGTTTATAGTTTATACCGTGAGGTGTACGGATAGCTGCCCTTACGCCATACTCTCTCCAATACTTGACGTGTGATATCTCGTGGTCAAGTAAGTTAATGAGATCGTTATCGCGATTGACTTTATCCTCTTGAAGATAGATGACCTCAACGCCATCATTGAACATAACAGCTCTTCCGATGACCGATCCTCGAACTGCCCAATGATATTGGTCGACTATGACCACCTCAGGATATGGAAGTTCCATCTCAAAATGTTCATAACGTTCTAATACTATTTCGTCTATCCTCTCCTCTTGCGTCTGTGCCTGTATAGTTAACTGATTACCAAGCAATAATGTACAAACCAAAATCACACAACGTGCAATTTGTGACATGTCTCTGTCCTGTATAAATGGTTATCACACAGCACATTACAAAGTATCCGGAGTTATCCTCCGAATTCGTGACCTGCGACTCTGCGCAATTAATTGTCTCTGATAGCGGCCTCTCTACGAAACTGCTTCTTCAAAGCAGCAATAGCCTCTGACTCAGTCTTAGCGTTGGCCATCATAGCTTCGACCTTACGGCCAAACACCTTTTTGCCAAGGCTTTTGATTTGGGCCAAACTCATGTCTGCAGTAGCATCGCTCAGCGCACTTGCGAATTCATCTGCAGTTTTCATCTTCATATAGTCTTTCAGCTTATTAGCTGGCTTCTTCTTCTTGCCAAAGAACTCATTGAATGTTTGCACTGTTATCTCCCGTGTTTAGCCTATTTATATCAGCCGCCAAACTCATGGCCAGCAACTCTACGCATTTGTTTCTTAAACTCAGCAAAGGATGGCTTTGTCTTATAGAGCTTGATAGTAACCTCGTTACGCTCTTTGCCTTTGATACGCCAGTTATATCCGTCCTTCTTGTGGTCAGCATCAGTGGTCTTAACAACACGACGCTTGTAACCATCTTCCCAAGACTCAGACTTCTTCTTGACGCCTTCCGTGACTGATACGGCTTTGTTCTTCATGGTATGGTTCTTGTAATTATCTTCCCAGTTACGGAAGGTTATATTACCAAGGGTGTACGCTTCTTTTTCTATCTCTTGTAGGTTGGAATCTTCTGTAGTATCAGTTGACGTATAGTTACCAAGCCGATCTTCCAGGTTCTGGATATGATGTATCATCTCATGAGCAAAGGATCTACATATATCTTTAGGATGTCGGTCGGTGGCGTAGAGTACTACTTCCCTATTATTAGGATCATAGTGGGCTGTCTTACCAAAGAAGTCCGTGGCGTTGTCTTCGTCATACCTGACCTTTATACTAGGCAAAGGTTTTATATTCATTCCTTGGTCTAGCATATACTCTATTATGGAATTGATATATTCAGTCAGTGTTGGTGTCTTCTCCTGTCTGCTTTCCATGATCACACTGATACGACCAAGCAGATCTACCGCTTCGTTCTTCTTTGCCTTCTTCTTCGCCTTACGTGCCTTTGCAGCCAGGTCCTTATCGGCACCGCCCCAGGTTCCCTTAGCCTTACGAGTAAAGCTATTGACTCGAGCGTGTGCCCATTGCTGTTGACCAGCACCAGGTCTATGACCGGTCTTCCATGCCGCCATTCCACGGTTGTAGACTTGCTTGAGGATACCATAAGGGATACCAGACTTCTTAGCCTTTGCCCTCAGGTTCTTCTCAGCAGCAGCTGAGATCTCGGTCAATTGACCTGGTGTATCGTCTTTGTAATTCTTGACCAACTCATCAGTCCCCTCTTCACCTGCGTGGGCAAGGATGGACTTGTGCTTTGATGGCTTGGTTTCTGCACGTGCGTCACCAGGTGCTGGCTTGTATGCGGTTGGATCATCATCACGCTTCTTGGCTTGCTTGTCAAACTGGGCTGAACGTTTATCCTGAGTTGACTTACTCAGACCGACGCCGTACGCTCTCTTGAGCTTTTCACTTAGCACTTTAGCTTGTTCGATGAGCATACCCTTACGGACTGCAGTATAAAGCTTGTCGCCGTTGTAACCTTCTGGAAGACCGAGCTGGAAGTCTTCGCGAAGACCTTCGGCTGCAGCCTGCCGCATCTTAGATGCAGACATACCAGACACACCTTCTGCATCAGGGTCACGTTCACCGGCTGACACGATCTCAAGTGAGTTGAAGTTGTACAATGAGTTAGGCTCAGTACCGTTGTACTTGGTCAGACGTTCGGTATACTCATCAACACGATCAGAACCAGCAACGAACTTGACATCGGTGTAGCCTTGTCTATACAAGTCCTGAAGGACTTCAAGGGGATTACGTGCTTCGCTTTCGGTGATATTGTTTGCATACTCAGAGAACATTTCACGCATGAATGAAACCTTGGCTTCGTATACGAGTGGGTTCTTCTTAGGGTTTACCGAGTGAGATACGTAGATATTGTACTCACCACCCTGAGCAACCGACGCAACCTTCTCGATTAACTTGAGGTGACCTGTGGTTGGTGGGTTACACCGGCCGAATGTTGTGACGATTGACTTACTCATTATTTCTGCCATCCTTTAATAATGTCTGGATTAAAGTTGTTGGTTGAGAACTCCATACGATCAACGAGCTTGTATGCACTGTCGTCATGGCGATCGATAGCAACATAGCCTTCTTCGCCTGTTGCACGGTATCCGTTCTGTGTCAGGACAAATGTGTCCATCTTCGAAATGGTTTCAAGCTTGCGGATGATGAGGAGCTTAGCAGCTACAATAGCTTTCTGAAGGTCGAACACCAACTTGAGGTTGGCTTTGTTCTTAGGTGAGAAGAACTTCATGAACTCATCAAGCTTGGCTTGTTGTGTGGCTTTACCCTTCTCGGTCTTACGCTTCTCGATCTCAGCACCGAACTTGTCTTGGATGAACTTGATCAAGCCTTCGGTATGAGCAGCGGTATCGCCAATGTTCTGACCTGCACGAACGAGACGGTTGTTGTAGGTCTCTATAGTCTGTGCAATCTGTGGAGTGTTCTGTATCTCACGGATCGTGGTACCTGATATCTTCTGGAAGATCTTACCGGCAACAGAGATGGCCTGAGTTGCTTGAGCAGTCTCTTGTGCAGTCATGGCAGAAGTACCTGACACATCACGGACCTGAGCATCTTGGTACCACACATCACTGGCTTCACTGAACTCAGAAGCATCAACATCAAATGACGCACTCATGTTCTCAAGGTCATCACCTTGGTAGCGAGTGTGGAACACGATACCTACTGTGGAATCGGCGATGCGCTTTCCTTCAGGACTTGCAGCATCGACCGCATAGGCAATGGTGTTAGGTTAGAATGTGATATAGTTTTTACCGTTGATGGTCTCGACCTTCTTGTCACCGTCGGTAAACATCATGTCGCCTTGGACGATACCCTGGATACCAAGCTGTGGAAGATACTTGAGTGCAGCCTTGAGCTTGTCTGCCAGGTCACCTGAAGTGTCAGCATCAACCTCAGCATCTGTCGTGTACACCTTTGGGTTCTTATTGAAGATACCCTTCTTCGCAACGAAGAACTTACCGTCAGCAACCGCAGGATGTGAACCAGCAAAGACAGCGGGTGCGCCATCCCACTTGACAGTCGTATTGAATCTTTCAGACGTTTGACCTGCCAGCATATCACGAAGTGAACGAAGTGTGTCAATGGCTTGACGTGATCCTTCGACGCCGTTGTAGAGTACAGCATCTTCGAGGTGAGTCATGTGAAGGTTTTTAGCCATTGAACCTCTCTTACGCAAATGTGTTTGCTGCAAATGGGATGATCACTTCTACAAAAAGGATGGGAACACCAGCAAACAATGCGGTAAACGCAACAGTCCATCCGGCGATAATACCAACAGACATAACAGTTTCAGCAAGGTACTTAGTAAGTTTCATCATATCAATCTCCATAATCATTTTGTATATACAGTGTACCACGCTTTGGCGATATTGTACACAGTTAATTTGCGCCAAACCGCATTTTTTTCCATTATGCTACCTGCTCAAGACCTGCAATGACAACATCCAAAGTGATGTCTTTAAAGCCCGAACGGTCAACAATGTGATATGAATCGTTCTTCGCATCAAACACAATGTCGCCAACACTCAAAGAACGCATGTCACGTAAAGTAACCTCTTCACCATTCTTACGAGTAATT